CTGCGATACCGATGCCTGCGATAGCGAGGATTACGGCAACAGACGCAGCGATCGCGGCGATGATCTTGTTGCGCTTCGACCACGTGCGCGGGTCGAGGTTGTTCTTGGGGGTAGTCATGATGTTTTCTCCTTGATGATGGTGATTGATATGTATGGTTCGGGTGTGGGGCGATTACCTTGGCCACATGGTCACCATCATCAAGGGATTTTGATTAGGCGTCCTTGTTGGCCTCGGGATCTTGGTTTGCGAGGTGGACGTAGGTGGGCATCGCCACGACACGGATGTATGTGTTGGGGTCGATGTTGGACGGGGTCATTCGATACTCCGGTGGGAGCATCAACGTGATGAACGTGTCGTGAACACGCTGACCATTATCGTCAGAGCGCAGGATCTCGTCTTGCACACGAACGAGGATGTTGTTCTCGTCGGGCGGTAGGGAGATGTTGCCCTCTTCTGGGTTGATTGCCAGGTTCTCGGCAGCTGGGACAACGATCGTTGTCATGATGTCCTCGTTTTCAAGGACGCCCAGAATGCCTTCATCGTCAACGAGGTGGGCGCTGTAGTCGTTCTTCTTGAGCCAACCATTCAGGTAGGCATTGTTCGTGACGACATTGACCTCGACATGGGGGATGTCGATGAGGGTACTGATGTCGTCATCATTGTTGATCGACTGCGGGATGTCGTTGGCGACGTGTGGGAGAAGCGCAAGATTCATCCGCGCGATGGTCTCCGCTACAGTCTCTCCGAGCTGGAACACCTTCGTGGTGGGCTCGGTCGCAACAGCGATAGTGATCGTGTTGTCGGTGTCGGTCATATAGATGGCTCCTGTCTGTCGTTTTTCATGGCTCTTATCTGGCCATGTATTGGCCACGATAAGACTCTTCTCAACTGCTCGGCTCGCCAGCGGCGAGCTGATCTGTTGGAACGAAATGATTGCAGGAATCATTTTTGAAATGATTTCCATCTTTCGATGAAAAGCCCGGTGCCACCTGTGGTGGCACTCGATGTATCGGAGCGTGTGGAACAGACAGCCCGAGGCAGGGGTGGGTTGTTCCACATGCGATTCAGTGATCTTTCATGATCCGAATGGTTATGCGTTTCGTGCTGAGACTTGTGAGAGTCTCAGTGGAGCGTGTTCGTGTCATGTCGGATAGGAGCTTTGTTGATTATTGCTTGCATGGGGTTGTTGTCACCCACTGTACATTTCGTATTAGTTGCTCAGTGGGTGTGCATATCTGTTTATGCAACAGATGTTAATAACCCTATGAATAGCGTTGATATGCGGGGTGTATCCACCCCTGTATTGCCAGTCACTGTATTTCCTGTGATGGAACCTGTGGTGACCGTAGTGACACTCGGTACAGCCTATGGATGTGCCGTTACCGAATCCTGTTGCTCACCATTATGTACAACTCTTACGTTTTTGGAGGTTTTGCGCGAAGCATCAAAAACGTAAGAGTTGAGTGACGAGCAACAGGTGTTTCTCAGGGTCTGAGTGATGAGACCGTGAATCGTATATGTTGATGAGGCAGGTGTGATTTTATTTTGTGTCTCCCTCAGCGACATATACGACCAAGGTGGTTTACAGTCATCGACTTGTGAATCGTAGATCAGGGTCGATGATTTGTTTCCCATCGCCTTGGGACACGGGACTCATCGCGAAGACCCGATGGCACAGATGCATGAACAATGCGTCTGTGCCGTGTTTCAAGCGTCTGGAACAGACGCGCAGAGGGCACCCGAGACAGCCCCAGTGGGGCTGTGGAGGGCAAGCCTGTGAAGCGACAGCGTAACAGGCGCAGTAAGAGCCCCAAGGAGCAACGCGACGCAGGGGTGAGGGAGGGGTCGAAGCGGAGCGAGACCACGACCGAAGGGCTGTCGGCTATGCCGACCGAAGGAGTACGCGTAGCGTACGACTGAGCCAGCCCCTCTTATGCCCTTTTTTACCTGATCCACCGCCAGCGACCATTAGGGAGCGTAAGGTGGGCAAAGTGGCGCAACGAAGGGGAAAACAGGCGGTACCACCCCCGGTGGTACCACGGGTCGTTGAGGCGGTACCGCCTCCGAGACGTGGTACCACGGGTGCCTGTTTTCCCTGTTAAGACGGGGTTTAGGTGAGACCATGGTCCGAGCTTGCTTGGCACCGTGGTCTCACCATGCGGCACCAGCCGCTGTAACAGGGTGACGAACCGAGCGAGCGTAGGTTTGGCACACTGTTGTGACCCCCGTCTTGCCGGGTCGTGAAACGGCCCGTTAGCGCCGTCAAGGAGCGCAGTGTAACTGGGCTCCGTTGACACTCTGTAAGGCCCTGAGACAGGCTGTTGCGGCACCGTATGCGGGGTACAACAGACTGGCTCAGGGACGTTTGTTTCTGTGCTCTTCGGACATTGATACAGCAGCTGTTATGGCGGCTGCTGGAGAGTACACCAGATGGTGTGGCATCTGGTGTCTGCGAGCCCTGTTTCAATACCTGTTAGAAGAGCGCAGAAACGTGTTGGCGAAGCCTCCATTAACAGTCCACCAGATAACGCGCAGCATCCTGCCTCACGTGCAATGAAGCATGTGAGGCAGGATGTTTCAGAGCGCTTATATTGAGTTATCCGGTGGTATATTCCAGCCACATGTAACAGGGCTATTACAACGCTGTTGATAGAACAGTGGAGAGCCCTGTTACATGTGTGAAAACCATGTTGTTACGTAGTTGTTGTATGGCTGCCTATTTCCCATCTGAGACTATCTCTCTTTTCAATGTGCCTCAGATGGGGGTACAACAGATAAAACAGAACGTGAATCACCACATGTGACAGCCTGCGTATAAACAGCTGCGTAGCAGCGTTGTAGATGTGGTGTGCCGCAGTGTTGTATCTGCTGTTTCACCTAGAGGCTGAGAACCCATTCATCTGTGCCTCGTATCAACGTCTTAAAACAGCCCAGTAACAGCGCTGTAGCGCTGTTGTGAGCCGCGTTGTAACCATCGATCGATACAGCCTAAATAAACGTCGTGATGCATGGTTATGAGGCACTTGCTGTCCCTTTAGCCCCGGTTGATGACTGCGTGAATGCAGAGCTGCAACCGGGGCTGTGATGCAGCATGGCTGCTTACCCGGCTGCGTCGATGTGTCTGTTGCAGGCGCAATGGTGACCAGATAATGGCCAATGAAAGACCAATAAGTGGTCAATGGTGACCAGTTTGGAGCCAGATAAGCGCCAGAGACAGTAGCAGGTCTTTATCTGGTCCAATGATGGCCAGATAAAGGCGCTTTGTTGGCCGCACTATGACCAGGAGCATCCTGTGGTCGTTATCTGGTTCTTTGTTGGCCTTATAACGGCCCTGTATTGGACCATGTAAGAGCCAGGAGACAGCCTGGGCCAATGATGGGCCAATGATGGCGCAATGATGACCCGATGTATGGCGCAATGGTGACCACAGTATGGTGCTTTCCGGGTCAGGAAAAGCCTGGTAGATGCTGGTGTTTTCGTGATCATGAAAGCGCCAGGTAGCTGCCAGCACCAACGCAGCACTGGCGACGCTGAATGAAAAACCCCCGGACACAGAAGCCTGTGTCCGGGGGTTTGCGTGCTGTTGTTGTGGTCAACATGTATGTGGTTTCTGCTTCGGTTGGGGGACTTAATACGGTATAATGCTGTGGGCCTACGCACACTGACTACCTGCTCAGTTTTAGTACGTAGAAGCCAATGATCAAGATCAATGACAAGACCGAAAGAGAGGTGTGATCTCTATGAAGATCCCTCGTCAATCCGCCCGATCTCAGCGATCTGGCTTGCGTCGACTGCCTGTAATGGCAGCCCTGACTGTAGCGATGGGCGCATCTGTTGCAGTACTACCTACTTCTGCTGCAACTGCCGCGCCAGCCAGCACAGAGAACACTGCGAGCGCTGCGTCACTGCCCGCTGCTGTCGCAAGTGGCTACAAGATGACGTTCCACGATGAGTTCGACGGCGACAAGCTTGATACCACCAAATGGGGCTATCAGTACGGTTGCTTCGATCCTGCGCAGCGATCGCAAGCGCAGTACACGGACTCTCCAGATAACGTCTCTGTGCGAGACGGAGCTCTGCACCTGACTGCGTGATACTCGCCTATGAAGACCAAGTGGGACGGCACGCAGATCCCACGCACCTGCAAGGACGGTAGTACTACCTACGATGCCCCGTTCACGTCGGGCATGATCACCACAAAGACGAAGGACGGCAAGGTGCTGTACGCCGCGCCGGGCACTGGTTTCTACGCTGAGGCGCGCATTAAGCTTCCGACCGCACGTTCGTCCTGGTCGTCCTTCTGGGGAACCGGTACCAAGGGCGGCTGGCCTGGTAACGGTGAGATCGACATTTTTGAGAGCAAGGGTTACGACCCGAGCTTCTTGATGAGCAACATCCATATTCCCAGGGTTGGCAACCCCAAGAAGACCACCCAGCACCAGGGCATGATGAAGGGTGATACTGCCACGTCTCAGACCGAGTTCCATACCTATGGTGTGTTGAAGACTGCTGACGCCATCGAGTTCTACTTCGACGGACAGCTCACGCACCGCGTGAAGATGCAGGATATGAAGGGCGCGAGTAACCCCTTCGCGGATCCAGAGAACGGCCTAGTTCTCAAGTTGAACCAGATGGTGGGCGGCAGCTATCTGGCCAAGCACGACAACTGGTCTGATAAGACGTTTGTTGATGCGACCAAGTACGCGGATGACTACAAGAGCGCGGATGGCGCGGGTTCGACCATGTATGTCGACTACGTGCGTGTGTATGAACCAAAGACTGAGGCAGATCAGCCTGCTCAGCCAGAGCCCACTCCTGCGCCTGAGACTCCGACGCCTGCTCCGACCCCCGAGCAGCCAGCGCAGCCCGAGCCAACTCCAGCTCCTTCTGAGCCCGCGCAGCCTCAGCCAGAGCAGCCGGTTCAGCCTTCTGAGCCTACACCTACCCCTGCTCCAGAACAGCCTGCGCAGCCTACTCCTGCGCCCGATCAGCCGGTTCAGACAGAGAACCCTGCGCCCGCGCCTGAGACTCCTGCTCAACCCGAGCAGCCTTCTCAGCCAGAAACTCCTGCCCAGCCTGAGCAACCGGCTCCTGCACCTGTTCCGACTCCAGAACAGCCTGCGCCTGTGACTCCGGCACCTGCGAAGCCCACCCCTGCGCAGCCTGTTCCGGCGAAGCCAACTCCGGCCAAGCCCCAACCAGCACAGCCTCAGCCAGCTCAGCCGTCTGATAACCAGGCAGACCATAACAGTCAGCAGTCCGGTCAGGCAGAGCAGAACAGCCAGCGGTCTGAACAGGAGGGGCAGAGCAAGCAGACTAAGCCAGAGCAGCCTCAGAAGCCAAAGCCCCAGAAGCCTCGTCCCGATCGTTTGGCGAACACGGGTATGACCTCGTGGTATCGCCCGGTCGTTGTCATGTGGCGAAGCTTCTGTGGCTGGATCACCAGCTGGTGGTTCTGGTGACAGATTGATCCTGTGATCACTTGATCACTTGAGCCCTGTGAAAAAGAAAGCCCCTGCGGGTCTTCGCTGTTACCAGCGTTGACGCCCGCAGGGGCTTTCAGGGTTTAGGTGGGGTTAGGAGAAGGGTTGAGAGAGGGAAGGTGAGTTTATCTACGCAGGTGAACACTCCCATCAGAGTGATCAGCCCACGAAGTAAGCGATGGTGTTGGCGGTCAGGAAGATCGCACACCACACGATGAGCGTGACGCCGAACAGCCTGAGGCCAGGGGTGGTGTCAGCGTAGATCCACTCATAGAGGTTGGTGAGCTTGTTCTTCAGCATGGTTCGGTTCCTTTTGCGTGAGAGAAGCGAGAGGTAGAGAGAAGTTCTATCAATTCAAGATTCGGGGCATCGATAGATGCCCTGTTTCCAAGCGATTGAGGTCACAAGAGAGGTATTCTTATTGTGGCGTCAAGCCGAGCAACAAGAATCCAAGAATCAAGGAGGATGAATCATGAGTACTACAGGATGTTCCGTCACACAGGGCGATCGCATGTCGTCGATGACGTTTGAAGTTGAGCCTTTGGGTGAAGGGGCTGATGCGTTGAACCTAGAAGAGAACGTCAACCCCGATTTGATCGATTTGACTGTTCTTTGTATGACCGGCGTTATGACAGGCACCCCTGCGAAGATGGTTTTCGCGAATTCACTGTCCATGGCGCGACGTATTGGAGGCGATGCTTTCGCGTTCGAGGCGCGACATCTTATTGATGACATCAAATGTCTGGATGATGAATCCATTACCAATGCTGTGAAGCTGTCTGGGCTTATCACTGATCCTGAGAATTATCAACCTATTGAAGAGATCAATCCTGATGAGGCGACGATTCAGAACGTGAGAACGATGGTCGAACGCTTGCTCTGTTTCTATGATGAATATGGTGCGAAGTCGCCAACATTTGATGCGCTCTGGGATGTTGACGTATCTAAGACGTGGCCGACAATCGAGCAGATACTTCTGTTGCTCGTGTATTGGCGTATGGGTCTTCATTCGCCTCGCACATGGCAGTTCCAAAACGTTAACCGCCTGGGCATCTACAACCCACGATTGAACGAAGTCCATCAGATCAGTGTCGATGATATTCCCGAGGACGTGATCGACGAGATCGATCAAAACATACGCCGTTACTCTGAGTAGAGTCGCGCACTGAAAACATAGCCCCTCTGAGACAGCGCTCCTGCTTGTTTATCAACAGGCAAGGCTCAGTCCCAGAGGGGCTATCTGTATCTTCGCGTCTCTGTGACCAGATCACAGATCAACAGGTCGGAAGTCGTTTGCGAACAAGTGCTTCGCACACTGCAACGGCGAGCACTTATCGAAGTACTCCCAATGCTTCAGCTTGCTCATGATCTGGCACGCGGCGCGTAGCACGACCGGTTCCCTGTAACTCCACGACTTCTCATCGCAGATGGTTTCCGGTGTGCAATCTTCGAATGGGGTAGGCCACACATCCAAGCAGTCGATTCGGTTGATGTTGACCCCATAGACTGTCGGGCACAGCTGAAGGTAGCCAGGCAGGATCAACGACGGGAAGTCATATTGTGTATCCCGGCGTTCCACGTTAGCCTCAGCTGCCTTTTTCTGCGCCCACTTGTCCTTGGTGAGACCGGGCAAGTTGACCTGATCCACGGGTGCTGTGACGGCCATCTGGGTGAGAGAATTGACAGCGCATGCCACGGGGCGGCACTCGGCAGGGGAGTGCACAGTCTTCATCTTTGTCGCATGCGCGAGAGCGCACTCAGCTGCCCATTCACCGAGAACACGGGGAATGACAATGCAGTCATCGTCGTAGCCCCATCCCCAGAAGAGCGCGCCCTGGACGGGCTCGTCCTGGTACGCCGCCGACTCGTAGATGAGCCTGTCGCGTGTGGATGGGATGAGCACAGAGCCTTCCCAGTAGCAATCGCCGTCGCTATCCATGTCGAAAGCCTCAACAAGAACGCCGCCGTAACCGAGGTCGTAGACATCTGCCGCCTTGTGGTAGTAACGGATGTCCTCAAGCCCCTTAATGAGCTTGCTTCCTTCTTCTGTCATGGACAGGGCCTGGATCATGGCGTGTGCTGCTTCGTGGTTCACGTGGTTCAACATAGTGGTGTTCCTTTGAGTGTGAATTGTGGATGAGAGTAGGACTCAGTTCTGCGATCGGGACATCGAAGATGTCCTGCTAACAAGACACAGTGGTGAGAGAAGAAAAAATAGCTCCCCCACCCCGCCTCATTCTCTGTCGGGCGTGTGTCGCCACACTGCTCTGAGAGAGGGTAGGGGTAGGGGAGCTACTGTGTTGTTGTGGTTGTTCAGTCTGCGTACTCGTAGTACTCGCGAGCGCTACGGTAGTAGCCCTTGAGCGAGTGCTTGAATTCCTGGCGCTTGCTGCGCTTCTTGGCGCGACGGGCAGCAACCCTGGCCTTGCCGGGCGCGTCACCGCAACACGTGCAGTCACGGCCACCGGGGCCGTAGGGGCACGAGCAGCCGATCATGGTTGCGTGGGTGGGGCTCGACAGAGCCAGGGCATCAAATTCAGCAGACATGTCAGTGTTGTGGGAACGCTTGTTACGACGGGGCATGATTCATCCTTGTATGCGTATTTGTTGGTTGAGTGGGTAGTGGGTGAAAGTGGGTTGGCTCAGAGCACGATGATGTCGTCGCCCCAGTACGTGACGTTCTCGTCGCGTAGAGTCTGGATAGCCTTCTGGTTGGAGTTAGGCGATGCGGCGACATAGAGCGCGTTGATGAGTTTGCGCAGACGTACTGATGTCGTGTAGTCGTGATTGAATGCACCCGGTACAATGAAGACCTGTGGCGGCTTGTTTCGAGACGGGTTGTAATTAGGACGAAGTCGCACTGTCGCGAGAAAGGTTCGGGAGGCGAAAACCCTGTAGTCGATCGCTGTAGGAGTGAGTCGGGTCATCTGTACGATGGTGAAGTCCCCTGCGATCGGAATGATCATGGGTTGGTCGCGCAGCAGCTCCTGCGCTGCTGCGTCGATGTCAGCGAGGATGGTAGACGACTGTGACTGAGTCATGGTTTTGTTCCTTTTGGAGATAAAGAGTGGTGACAGAGAGTATCTATCAGTTCAAGATTCGGGGCATTGATAAATGCCCTATATATAGGAGAGGGAGGAAAAGAGAAAGAGAAAGAGGCGAGAGACCAGAAAATCAGCCCCTCTGAGACGCACCCGTGATCGCGCTGATCACATACTGTCTCAGAGGGGTAGAGAGGGGGGGGGCTGTTACTCAGATCGAGATCTTGTACCGATCGAAGCGAGGATCTCGGTTCGGGTAGAACCTGAGAGGCGTGATCGTCTCATAGAGATTCCAATCCCACAGCACCCTGTCCAGTGCGTAGGTCGTGTTTCGCGCTTCCTGTCGAGTCTTGGGATCAAGCGATGTGTCGTCCCTCATCTCATAGCATCGATCAAGAAGTGCATCGATCTGCTCTCGTGTGGGCTGCTTGCTGAGAGTTTCTCGGACAAGCCCAGAGAGTTTGCTCCATGCAATGATGACCTTTTCGCAGCGAATACGATCATGCTTATCTGCGATTGCCATATCTCGAACGCTGAGTTCCACCTTATTGATCATCTGCTCGAAGTCAGTATCGCTACGAGCAATCTCGGCAACCTGAGGGTAAATATGACCGAGCATGATCACCTCAAAGCGATGCATTCGCTCCATCCAGTCAGACATCTCGTTGACGGCCTTGTGGTGGTAGACGAGACATGAGGTCCAGTCGTTCCAAGGGGTGTTTGTTGCAGAGAGGATCCTGTGAAGGAGCGGGTGAGCGGGTGCAGCCATGGTGTTGCCTCCTTTTCTGTGTTGTGATTTAGATTGATAGCGTCAGGTTGAGAACAACCGGCGTCATCACGATCGCCATGATCGCGCTCGCAACGAGCACAGATTTGGCGATGCTGATCATGTCCTGCTTCGTGATCGTGAGAGCACTTGCTTCAGCCGGATCGAGATGCTCGATGTCGCTGAAGACCCAACTGGTGATTGCATTGATCATGTTTCCTGTCCTGTCTTGTGATGTCGGGTCAGTATCCAATGCCGAGCATCTGCTCGACACGGCGATTGTTGCGTGGCATGCCAACGCCACGCAGATAATCATCCACCATGTTCTTCGTGGCGTGAGCACGAGAGAGTACGTCACGGGGGACGTACGGATCTCGCATGGGCCCGTATTCCGCCCAGGTCTTGCCTGTGCCTTCTTGCACGAGGTAGAACCTGTAGTGCGCATGGAGGTTGGGGATGTCTGCGTACGTGTCACCCCATGTGTAGCAGCACGCAGAGCCCCTGGTGGGATTCTGTGAGTAGCACGTGCCGTAGGCGTGGCCGGGATGGAGATCCTCCAGTCCGATGCATTCGACGTAGTTATCGAATCCCTGGAAGCCAGTCATGCCGAGGACAATGGCGTGACCGACACAACCGGTAGCAGAACTACCTTCTTGTGCTAACAGCACGCTACCGACCGGAAGCCTCGGGATGTCAATGACTGGCACCATCTGCTGAATAACGCTTGCAACCTTACTCTTGCGAACAGGCTCCGACGCCTTCCACTCAATCTTGTTGAGCGCTACGTAGAACTCGTTGTTGAGCTCATAACGGATAGTGCCGCTGTAGGTGCGATCGTTGTCGTAGCACTCCTTGGTGGCATCGTGGATGTCCATCTCGGCATGGGTGCTGTACACGCGCAGAGGTCCGCATGCGAGGGCGTTGTGCACGCACTTGACCTCGTTGTGCTGATACTCGGTGTGGTCGGAGTGCACGATCTTGGTGGGGTTCTCGTACAATCCATCGAAGAAACGGAACTTCGAGATGTGTGCCCACGTGACGAACATGTCACGCTTCTCCTGCTTGTTCTTGAGTTCGGAACCAGGCGCGGGCGTGAACGTTGCTCCAGGGAATGGGGTGGTCATGATGATTCTTTCTATTGTTGGGGTCTGACGGTGACGGCTATCGGCGTTGATGCGCTATGTGATCGCTTAGTTGCGACCACGGATACGTTTGTATATTGCCTCAGTGGCGACGTAAGCCAGGAGCGCTGATAGCGTGAACGTGGCGACTGACATGGCAGTGTGGTGCCATGTGCGTGTTACGACGGTGGGTGTGTCCTCTGCGTTGCATCCGGTTGAATACTGCTCTTCCGGGTCTTGTAGCAGGTTGGTTGCTGCGTGCATAAGTGCAGCGTTCATGTGCGTTACCTCTCTATCTTTCTATTGGTGATGAGGTCCAGATGATGAGCTGGTGGGGAGGGGTGAGGGGGTGATTGAGCGTGCATCAGATGAGCAGGGACAAGGCCATGTATGTCACGACAGGTAGTGTCACGATGATTACGACAAAGATCGTGGCATTGACTGCTTTGAGATCCTTGTCATCCAGTGGCTGGCATTGCGCTGCTTCGATTCGAGCCTGTTTGGCCTTTTGGTCTATTTCATCGTCCAGCTTCTTCACCCCCTTGAGGATCATGAAAATGGGTACACTCATGCCGGAAGCTCACCTTCGTAGAGATCGATGATCCGTGTCGACGACATGGCACCGTTGTATTCGACTGATGCTTTCGGGTGCTTCAACTGAGCGATACTGTACGTGATCTCCTGACATGTGATAATTTCATCGCTGGCGAAGTCGTAAGCCCTGAGCGAGCCCCAATCGCCCGCGAAGAACGTGAACAGATTGCTATCGAGATCCCACAAGTACGACACTGCGTCCTGTGCATGTCGGTGCTCCTTGACGAACTTCTCGGCAGAGCGCCGTGTATGGAACGTGTTCGCATTGCCTGTCAGTGCGAACGTACCGTCACCGTGGTCGAGACCCAGACGGTACTCCTTGTTGCTGTCCTCGTGGTTGTGAGCGACGATGCTGTAGCCGCCTTCCATGGGGCGAGAACGGTTGTAGAACCTGTAGTCTTCGTCCATGAGATCGAATGCACTGATGTGCGACATGTCTCGAACTGTCTTTTCGAGACAGTTGAGGAACTCAGTCTGGCTGTATCCGTCCTTGCCTGCGTGCTGCAACGCGAACTTGATGATCTCAGCGATGTGCAGACTCCACTGGACAGTGGTGAGATGAACGACGAAACATCCTGTGGTTTCGTCCTTGTTGATCGTGGCGTGTACGCCGCGCTGGCCCATGGTGTGTACTCCTTTTTTGTCCTTGTGTTGTGTATATGAGAGAGGTAAGGGTGGTATTTATCCGCCCTTACCTCTCTCCTGCTCTATGACCCTTGATCAGTTCTCACCACGTGAGCCTGAACATGATCGGATCAGGGTACAACCGATCGAGCTTCAGGATCGGCTGCACCTGTTCGATCGTGCGTTCCAAGAACGCGCGGTAATCCTTGAAGCCAACCTGCTTGAGCATCTCGAAAGGAACCGGGAGATTCATCTCGATCGCGCGCAGGATGACATCAGCCGACTTGTTGTCGTCCGAGTACGCGGCGTTGTTAAGCATGCGTAGCGTTGCTTGGCAGCTGGAGACGAGATCGTCGAGCTGCCCGAGATCGTTGATCCTGTAGCCCTGGTACAAATCAATCTGGTCGGTATCGTCGTTGTATTCTGCGGCAGTCTTCGTGAAGAAGTGATACAGGGCATTGGCTTCTGCCCTATTCCACTGCGCGAGCAGTTCCTCGTAAGGCATCTGCTCGATGACGTAGCGCATGTCTCCCAGCTTCATCGATGCAGCAAGATGTGCAGTCATCGACGGGTACATGTTCGTGAGTGCGATCTGACGCAGTTCCATCTGCGTGTCGGGAGGGACATCTGAGATGTCTCGGAGGTAAATGAGCTGTGCTCCGTTCATGATGACGGGCACTCCTTTCTTGTTAGTCGGTGATAGTGGTTGACTCGGCGTTCCTGATCAGATCAATGATGTGATCCATGCCGAGCTTCAGGAAGGGTGTTTCCTGACTCTCTGGAACACCGTGCGTGCGCATCTCGTTGACAGTGTCGTTATTGAGTCTGCGATTCTTAGCAGCCAGCGAGATGCCCATCTGGATGGCGAGAGACCGCATCGTAGCGATGGCAACACCCCTGGTGATCCTGATCTCGCGGAGCTTATCAATCCTGTTACGTGGCTGTCCGCCAACCAGGTAAGTCGCACGACCACCGGTTGCAGTTGTAGCGATCGTGAGTTTCCAGCCGATCGGGATATACCTGGTGTGGTACTGCGTGTAGAGGTGTCCTAGCTCCACAGATACGGTAAGAGTCTTCGTATCGTTGTCGTTCGTGTCTGCGACAGACATCGTGAGACGTGTGCGGTCTCCGTTACCCCATCCCGATTCTGGGATGAACTCAGTGTTGATTGTGTGCGTCTTATCATCCCAGTCGAGCCCAGTCATGTACTGCACATCGTTGAAGATGTCATTACCGACGAGCGGGATGGACTGGAGCGTTTCTAGGAGCATCTCAGTGGTGTCGCGCGAGAGCTGTTCCATCTGCGTCGGGAGATCGTTGAAACTGTCGTAAGAGTGCCTGAGTCGCATTGTTGTGTCTTTCTGTGGGTTTTCGGTCTTACTTGATGAGTGAGATCCTCGTGGACCAGGAACGGATCAGATCTGCGCTGATCACGGCACCGTCGGTGATTCGACGCCACTGCTTGTCAAACCCTTTGATGAGATGTGCAACGTATGATCCGGTGCCATCGATATGCATGATTTCAATGGCTGTGCCGATCGGTAGCTCGTCGATGTTCATGTGTGCCATGGTTCTTAGCTTTCGGGTACGTAGATGATCATGATCTCAGCAGCGTGCTCGAAGCCAGACCACTGGCTGGATACGCGAGGCTGCTCATTGTTGATGTAGTGATGTGTTTCGCCGTCTCGATCAAGCTTTGCCCACGGCTCACCCGTGTTACTGGGCTCCTTGCGGAAGTACAACGAGTTCTGATCGAAGGTTGTGCGGTTGATGCGAAGAATGGTGCCATCAGGCAGTTCGTCGAGGTCAATGTCGACACGTTCAAAGAGCGGCTTGGCACCGTCCCAGAACTGACCGAGGTAAATATACTGGGGCACAATCCCAGTTTCGGAGATCTCACGACCGCTTTCAGTCTGCATCTTGATGACGTGCATGGCAATGCACCTTTCTGTTTATATGTAGGGATGGGAGAGAATTCGTCTCAGTGTGATTATCGGAGCATCATCAGATGCTCCAGATATATTCAAGAAAAGAAGCAACCCCTCATCCACACCTGTGTTTGATGGTGCAGATGAGGGGTTGTCGTGTTGTTGGAGTGACAGAGCCGGATCACCACGATGATTCGTAGATGATCGGATCTGTGTAGAGTTCCGGGTGTTCAACGATCGGCTTGAGAACCTTGACGGTCTCTTTGAGAGTGTCGACGTATCGCTTGTCATAGTCGGAAGCAAATACGAAGCCATCATCTAAGGGTAGAAGTAGTGATGCCGCCAGTGGATCGGTAAGTGATCCGTCGTCAGCGATATAACTCTTGAGAATCGAGCTGCCGAGAATCGTCTCGCAGCGTGCGAATAGGTTCTTCAGGACATCGATCGTGATCTGAACAGGTGTTCCATCATCGATACCATTCGCACAGTTGTCAATGATGAACTTATGAATGGCATTAGCTTCACGCCAGTACATGATTCGTTCTTCGTAGGGTTTACCCATCTTGATGTCGCGATCAATGACGGAGTCAAGCATGTCATTTTCGATGATCAATTGAATCATGTGCGTGTATGGACGGCTATCAATGTACACCTGCTTGCGCATTGCACGCTGGACAGTTTCGGGAATACCGTCCAGGTTGCGACGGTATGACAGAAACATATCAAGTCCCATAGTTGTGTCTCCTTTTGTATGTACGGGGTTGTCACCACGTGCCTTCGTAGATGATCGGGTCCGGGTAGAGTTCCGGGTTCTCGATCACGGGACTGAAGACCTCGACGATCTTCTCCCACTGCTCGATGAGCAGCTTCGGGTACGGGTAATCAGCAGGGGTGATGCGGTACTTGCTCACGTATTTGCCCCTCGTCACCAACCTCTTGATGAGATCAATAGGAACTTCGTAGGGGCCGAAGTCAGCGTTGTCGACGCCGCCTGCGAGGTGCTTGACGAGATACTCGTGGATCGCGTGGGCGTTACGCAGGTAGAGCAGCTCTTCCTCGTACGGTTCGTTATTCTCGATCTTCTTGTCGACGATTTCGTTGAGATCCTCATCGGAGAACACGTGCGGGTATGCATCGCGCATTGCCTGCTTGTGCATCGCTCGTTGAATGGACATCGGAACGTCGTTCAGGTTACGACGGTAGTAGAACATCATGCTCAGACCCATGGTTGGGCCTCCTGTCTTTTTTGTATGGACGTGTAGATATGGGGTTATCTCAGTCGCTGATCAGCTTGGTGAGCTGATGCGCGATCATCGTGAGGCCGTTCTTGTCGAGCGGGTAAGCCTCCCCACGGGAACCCTCTCCGCTGCCGAAGAAGTCGTGCTTGAAAAGGTAGATCTCCTGAGCCGTGAGGTCGATGACCGGGACAACTGGGTAATCGCTATCCACAAGGAGTGACATGACCTGCTCGGTGGAGGTGAAGATAGGTGCATCGTGCGCTGCAACGAACGACACAGGCTTGATGCCCGAGCCGGTTTCTTCATCGTCGCCAGCGGTGAACGCACGCGCGAGGATGCGCACGAAGTACGACTCTTGCGACACACGCTGAAGACCGTACTTGTAGCACGCGCGCAGCGTATCGAGCACAGCGCCCATACCTCCCCAGTGGGAGTACAGGGAAACGCCGGTCACAAGATCGAGGCTGTGAGGCAGCAGCTGCTCATCGGGGGTGATCTCCTGGTTTCGATTCCAGGGCTTGGTGTTATTGATGACGTGCTCGATCTGAACGCGATCAGTAACGATAATGAGGTTTGAGCGGTTTCCCATGATGATTTTCTTTCAGTGTTTGTGTGATTGTGAGGGAGGGTAGATGATGTATGTGACGGTGGCTGCGATGAGTGATACGGCGGAGATTGCTTCGATCACGTACCACGCAGCAACGAGGTAGAAAAAGACAGTATCTACGGTCATCAGTGTCCTTAGAGAGTGGGCACAATGACGGTTTCTCCGCCGTCTGCCTTGCTTTCATCGCACAGCTGCTTTAGCTTGTCCCAGTCAACACGGCGATGTTCCATCAGCGCGGTGATGAACCTGTGGAGATGTCGCGATGTGGTGCGAGTGTGGTCGAACGCGTCGTTGCAGATGCGCACCAACGGACGTATCGACTAGACGCCCGTCTGTTCGTCAAGGAACAAGTTGAACGAGACCAGCGCAACGAGGGTTCGATACGAGTAGATCTCGTATGCGTACTCTTGCCAGACAATGGTGAAGTTCCCTGAGACGGGGATGATGCCGCCGGGCTGATCATCGAGGATCTCTCGTGCAGCCTTGTCGATTCGGGCGAGAACGGGTTCTTTCTTTTCCATGATGTTCAGTCCTGTTCTTTCTTGTTGGGGAGAGAGTGTGTTTCAAGGGGCGCAAGAATGACAGCAGCGATAACAGCGATGCTCACAAGAGCTAGTGGTACCGCAACATAGTCGTCGTCGACGGTTGATCCAATCCAGAATCCAGCCATCGCTGACACGACGATCGCGAGGGTGAATCGGATGATGTGAGAAAGGTGAAGTGTGCGCATGATTGCTACGTTTTCACTCAGTCGTTCGAGCAGCTATCGCAGTACACGGCCTCGGTGAGGTCCATGCAGGCAAGAGCGCGGTCGGAAATGTGGGCATAGACGTGAGCGCCGCACTCGGTGCAGTCGATGTACATGACGTTCTCCTTGGGTTTGGGTTACGTAGGGAAAGTAAGGAAAGACAGAGTCAGTAGAACCGTCAGAAGGGTTCAATCTTGTTATCGGCGCTGTGTACAGCGCCGCATGGTCTTGGACCAGAGAGAAAAGAAAGCTAAGAGCTCCGTAATCCGTTGGTAATCGAGCACATTTGTCGCGTTACCGGGCATACATGTGTTATCGTGGACCTTGCCCTCGGTACTCACCAGACTGCGCTATCGTCCCTGATCGAGCAGTCAACCTTGTAAGACCGATAACATGTGGACTCGCCAGTCATATGCTGAGGGCTTGAAGCGAGTCCTGACCACCAACAACAGAAAGTGAGATGACTATGAGCAATGAGCGCAACAAGTTCCAGCGTACTCGGAAAGCCGTTGCGACTGCTGCCCTGGTAGCGTTCGCTGGAGGTGCCCTCCTGGGCACCGGCAACGCAGCCTTTGCCGATAACGGCGGCTCGGGCGGTACCACTGGCGGCAACCTCGGCGCGGCGGGCAATTTGGGCATTCGCTATGCGTTTTTCGATGACGCGGTGGCGAATCCTCAGGGTGGCCAGGCGCTTGTGTCCCAGGGCTGGGGCCAGGACAGCATCAACTGGTTCATGGACAAGGCTGGTATCTCCGGCACCTACATGGCCAACCAGTTCCAGACCTCGTGTGGCGAGGCTCTGAACGAGGCTATTTCTCGTGGCCAGGCTGCTGGCGGATCGAACGTCACGGCTCGTGTGGTTGGCATCATGTATGCCACCAACAACGGCAACAACGGTGGCGCTGCTGCGCGCAGCGCGCAGTACTTCTACGACAAGGCCGAGGAATGGCGTACGGACGGCTACCCCGGTATGTACAACCGTTCGGCTGAGATCGCAGGTTTCATCTACAACCTCGCTCAGACCGGTGTCGGCAAGGCTTCTGGTCTCCCTAACGACGGCAACGCCTACGGTGAGCCTTACGTGTCGACGGCTTGTGTGGCCGTCAACAGCGAAGAGCCTGTGGGCATCTCTGCTCCGCCTCCGCCGCCTACGTATGACCTGACGGTCACGACCGACCATGCGTCGACTGTGACTGAGGCTGGCAGCACTGTGCCTGTCTACGACACGATCCACGCATCGCGTGGTGGCAAGGGCGTGGATGAGAACGTCGACGCTGAGGTCGTTCTGACCTACGAAGGCCCTGAGGGTAACAAGTCTGTCACCAAGACTGCGTCGATCGCCAACAACGGTGATACGAAGTCGCCTGAGTTCACCCCGGCTGATTTTGGCTGGACCTCCTGGCCCGCTACGGGCGAGGGCAAGAGCTTCTGGTTCGACGTGAAGGTCGCCAAGCAGGGCAACATGAACGAAGCGGTGGACACCGCCGATCGTGAGGCTTCTGAGTCGTGGACCGTGAAGCCCAAGAACCCCGTCAAGGTTCTGACCAACGGCGAGACCGGATCGGGTCTGACTGAGAAGGACGTGTTGGCGAACAACATGTTCTATAACGCGAACATCACGGCCCACTCCAATGGCTACGCCTCGCAGCTGACCATCACCGATACGGTGAACACCGCTGATGTCACCATTGGCGGCAAGGATGCAGACGACGCTGGTCGCGTGCAGGTGCTTGGCCCTGATGGTCAGCGCATTAAGGCTGATGTGACCATCGATCGCTCGGTCGAGGGTAAGGTCATTATCTCCGGTACGGTGAAGGACATCGAGAAGCAGGGTAACTACACCCTGATGGTTCCGACCTACACGAAGGCGACCGGCGCTGACTACCGCATCCCGGATGACTCCAAGGTGTGCTACACCGAGGCCCAGGATCACTGCCTCGCTGGTAACTCTGCTGAGACTGGCAAGGTGACCCCGGATCCTGACAAGGTGTGGACTGCCGACGAGACTGAGGCGCGTACGACTGCCGATCCTGAGCGCACGAACCAGAAGGGTGTGGACCAGAAGTCCTTCCTGCCCGGTGATAAGGTCTCGGCTGTGGTCAACGATCACATCGCCGCGTACCTTCAGTACGCTCTTGAGGAATACTCCATCACCGATGATTGGTCGGATGGCCTGGCCTACGTCACGATGGATGGCGCTCCGAAGGTCTACTTCCAGGGTAACGATGTCACGGATCTGTTCGAGATCACCAACGACATCGAGAAGGGTGTGACCACCGCGAAGGCGAAGCCTGAGTTCTTGGCCAAGACTGCGCGTATGACCGAGCCTGGTGAGGTCAAGCTGGTCATCTCCGGTCAGTTCCGTCGTGACTACGACACTGACGGGGAGACGAAGCAGCTCATCAACAAGGGCTCTGTCACGTGGAACAACGAGCAGAAGGCCACTAATGAGCCGCCGATCTTCACGGTGACTCCCAAGCCCGCGATCGACGTGGAGAAGTTCACGCTGGATGAGGGACTTGAGGCTGGCGACCGCGACGAGGCCGATAACGCTCTGACGCTGAAGTCCGCGAAGGACGAGACTCAGATTGGCTTCCTGGTGAAGAACACCGGTGAGGCTGACCTCGTGAACGTTTCGCTCACCGATGCGACGCATGAGGGCACCACCGGTAACGTCACCGGTATCGTTTGTGAGATTCCGGCTGAGCAGGCTGCTGCTGATCCGGCGAATGCCGGTGTGACCGGTGGCGCGACTGCGCAGACTGTGAAGGTTGCCGGTGACAAGATCGGCACCCTGAAGGTCGGTCAGTCTGTGTCCTGTGTCGGTACCCTGACTGGCGTCGAAGAGGGCACGCTGCACTCTGACACTGCCACTGTGACCGGCGAGTCCATCCACAACGGCAAGAAGGTCTCTGACTCTGACGACTGGCACGCGAAGGTGGACGCTCCTGAGCAGCCTGCTCCGAAGGGCGCTGTGACCGGTGAGGCCGCAGGTGCGAACACTGGTCTGCTGGGCGTTCTCGGTGCTCTGATGGCCGCGATCGGTCTTGGTGGCGGTGCTACCTGGTTCGCGCGTCGCAACAAGGCTCAGGTTGCCGTGAAGCACTGATGTGCTAATATGGTCACTGATCCTAGTTAGTAGAGGGTAGGTTCAGTACATAACCCCCGTGGTAGCTTTCCGCTGCTACGGGGGTTATGTGTATTTCTGCTCATGGATGGGGAGCGCTGTGTTGTGCTAGAATGGCTCGTGTACCAGTAGAATCGCCTAAGAAAAGAGGTCTTATTGATGACTGCCCCTGTGATTATGATGCCCGATGTTAACGCTGTTCCTGCTCTGATTGATCGCCGTGATGTGCCTACCTCATTGGTCGGTTTCGTCGGTCTCAAGCGATCGGGCAAAGACACTGCTGCGCAGGGTCTTATCACCCGAGGGTGGAAGCGTATGGCGTTTGCCGATCCGCTCAAAGAGATGAGTATGAAGCTGCGTGGCGTGTGGGTCGAAGTTCCAGAAGAGTTGGGCGAAGTCGGTGGCGCGCATCTTGATAGCGCTATCACTGTTGTGGGTGGTTTCGCCAAGTATCATGAGGTGGTCGACGCTCTGGGTATGGAGAAGGCGAAGGATCTCGTGCCCGATGTGCGTACTGTTCTCCAAACGCTCGGCACAGACTGCGTGCGCGGCACGTTGGGTGAGCGAACGTGGACGGACCTGACCGGCCAGCGTGTTCAGGAAGAGCTCGCTCGTGGTGAAGCTGTGGCGCTCACTGATGTCCGGTTCGATGAAGAGTTCAATCTCGTACATGATCTCGGTGGTCTTGTTATCGGCGTGTGGCGAGGGGATCACAATTCCCTCGATCGAGCACTGGTTGACGCCTCTGTTGGGGCGATTCGTGCCGATCACGTGTCGGAAACCAACGCGTACAGCCTGTTGCAGCGTGCCGATGTCGTGATCTGTAACTGCGGCTCTGTCAGCGACCTGCATCGTGCTGTCTGGGACATTGTTGGCTAATAGTTGGTCCTAGCACTGCGCATGTGGCGCTTATCTGGTCATAACGTGACCGGGTAAGCGCCGTTTTGCTTGATGTATGAGGCGAATGGGTGTATCATGGCCTATAGATGACCAGATAAGAACCACTCGTCATCTGGTTATGTGGTCCACTATCAAGATCAAGAAGAGAGGTGTTTATGCCTAAGCGTTTCACTGGGTCTGTCCCACGCCCTCAGGCGCGCCGTTTCCGGGTTTCCGTGCCCGATGCTGATGAGTCTGTGCTGGCATGGATTGGCGCGCAATCGGATCTCAGCGCATCTGTGCGTAGTTTGATTCGAGAGGCGATCGAGCGGCACGGGTACCGTGACGCGACGTGTTATCCGGTTCAGCAGCAACCACGTCGAGGTCGTCCACCAAAGTCAACAGAGCTTACAGACCAGGCCGAGCAGCTTGAGACTGTCGATGGACACCCGATTGCTCAGTCGATCGGCATACTGATGCCGAAGCCGGAGCTGGATCACGAGCTTCTCATGGTTCCTGCGTCTCATGAGGATGTCACCGATGAGCCTGAGATTCTTGATGATTCTGCCGGTTCCGATGATGCCGTCAACCCCCTGAACGATATGGAAGATGTGCTTGGCGCACTGCGTTGAGCACACGCAGCACAGAGATAACACAGCAAAGAGAAAGTGAGTAACCTACTATGACTTCTGCGATTCCCACGTCCTTGAACACGATGTCGCTCCTGGGCGGCATCGATGTTGGCAACGGCTACGTGAAGGGTCTGGTGCGGGGGACGCGCACCGATAAGGCTGGCAAGCCTGTCATCGACACGATCGATCTTCCCAGCGGCGTGACGCGGGTGACTCGGCCTAACTCTCTGCCGAAGGAAGATGCTGAGGCTGAGGTCGTGTGCGGTGAGGACTTCTACAACGCCCTCGATGTGTCGTTCTCGTCTCCGATGGTGGGTAATGCGTATCGTCACATCTTCGGCAAGCGAGCTCTCACCGCGAACGGCGCGTTCGATGAATTTAACGTCGTGGGACGGCGTTCGAAGGCCGAGCAGGAGCTTTCCAAGGTGCTGATTCTTGGCGCGTTTGCCGCGAAGGCGCTGTGTGACTACGTGGCTGTTGCCAAGACTCTGCCTGTGGCTGAGCTTGTTGTTGACGCTCGCGTTGCTGTTGCGCTGCCCATTGATGAGTACATGCGCCATCGCACCAGCTACAGCGCCGAGTTTATGGGTGCCACGCACCTGGTGACTGTGCACAACTTTGAGACCCCTGTCGTGGTGCGCATTACGTTCCGCGATGTGGTGGTGATGGCCGAAGGTGCCTCTGCGCAGTGGGCCATCACGGAGAAGGGCGTGCCACTCATGCAGGCTATGCTTGCCGATGTGCGTTCTCGTGGTCTCGCACTGGAAGGTGTCACAGCAGAAGATGTCCTGGCGGCTCGTAACACGATCGGTATCGACATCGGTGAGGGAACGATTAACTTCCCGGTGTTTACCAACGGTAAGTTCAACGCGGACGCCTCTGTGACGTTCGGTGAAGGCTACGGCACTGTGCTGACCCGTGCGTTGGAGTCTATGGACGCGGAAGGCTTCCACACTGGTTTTACCAGCAGGAAGCAGCTGGCGGATTTCCTCCAGCGTGAGCCGTCGTCGCTCAAGAAGAACTTCTACAACAAGGTGCGCGCCTACGTCGACCGTGAGATCGAGTTCTTCGCCCGAGCTGCATCTGACCAGTTTGGTCGCGTGCTCAGCGTCGTTGGTGCCACGACTGAGGTCGTGTTCGTGTTCGGTGGTGGCTCTGGTCCTGTGAAGGACGCGCTGTACCCGCTCTTGCTGAGCAAGGTGGCGGAGATGAACACCGAGGACGCAATGCCGGTTCTCTACCTGGATGCGTCGTACTCGCGCTCTTTGAACCGCGAGGGTCTGTACTCGATCGCTCAGGCGTCTGCTGGCAAGGCTGCGAAGCCTGCTAAGCGCTCTGCTGCTAAGAACAGCACGAAGAACGGAGAGTGAGCAGATGTCTACGAGTCCATGGGATGATGCTTTGCGCCGTTACAGCGCGCGCGAGCACACGCATGATGACATCGTGACTGAGTCTGGTGTGGCGGCAACGCAGCGTAGTGAGAACAACGCCGTTGCCGCCACAGGCGCTGCTCTGCCTAGTTTCGATGACATTGTGAATGGCGATGGTACTAGCCCTGACAAGACTCAGTCTAAGGCCGGGTCTTTGGTTGTTCCGTCGACGCTCGATGAGGTGTTGCATGATGGTGGGGTTGCCCACGGTAAGCAAGGCACGCAGAACCCGAAGAACAAGCGGAGCAAATGGCGCGCTGCTCTGACAGCGATCGTGTGGCTTATCGTCACGAGTCTCATCTGTGGCGGTCTCTACCTGATCTATCGCGCACATGATGAGGCTCAGGTCGAGCAAGAGCTTCCGGTGCCTGCTCAGACGTATGAAGACGCGCCCGTCTCTACTGAGCCTGTCGAAGCTACTGATGATGTACTCACTCACGAGTGGCCGGTTGTGAACGCTGATTCTGATCAGGGTTCGAACACATGGGAGATCAACACTGAGGATTACCGGATTAGCACGATGTCGATCGCGCGTATGGCTCCTGGATCTGTGTTCATCCCGGAGTCCGGCATCTACATGGAGCTTCAAGGGTCAGATTCGTTCGAGGCGTCGAACTATGGCGATCTTCAGACGATCCACGTGCCGACCAACGTGCACCGAGGTGTTTGGTACTCAGCTGGAGCGCCCCTTACTGCATCTGATACTGGAGTTCTCACCGGCGTTCGTCCGGGGTTTGATACACCACAGTCTGCTCGTGCTGCCTCACCCGCCTCGTCCCCCTCCCTGCCTTCTTCTGCCCTTTCTTCCGAAACCGTGCAGTCTGGAACACAGACAAGCTCAGAACACGCAGTGAGTATGACGGGTGGCGAGGGAACGACGTTCATCGCATCCCATGTGGCGTGGACAAAGCGTCATCGTGGGGCTCTGTACACCATGGCGACGGATGTCTCCCAAGGTGAGCTCATCTGGGTGAAGGGCTTCGATGGATCGTTGTCGACGTGGCGTGTGAGCGGCATGTGGGTGGCTGAGCACCAGGCGTTCCCGGAGGACTATTTCAGCCCGACTGGTCCGCGTCGTTTGGTGTTGACGACCTGTGGTGGTCGTGTGAACAGCTACGGTTACTACCAGCAGAACGTCTTCTTGGTGGCAGAGCCTGTGCCTTTGGATTCAGCGATACAGCAGTGATCGCTGTGTAAAGCAATATCCCGTAGCAGCGTGATGCTGCTACGGGATATTGGTGTTGTTTGCGATATTCTGTTGTGCGATTCAGTTGTAATTGTGATTGTTGATCAGAATCCTACCATGCTCTTCTCAGAAAGGCGGGTTACCCTGATCGAACCCGTCACCGAACGGATCGGACGCATTGAGCGCGTCGTCCGCGAAGACGGGAGCCTGGGGCGCAGGAGCAGCCTGCTGGACGGGCGCAGCAACAGGAGCTGCAACAGGCTGGACAGCCTGAGCAGCGCGGTTCTGCGCAGCCTGCTCGGCGGCACGCTTCGCAAGGCGAGCGGTGGTCACCTTGCGGCTCTCAAGTAGCTGCACGTCGGCGACGATGAGCTTGGTGACGTAGCGACGCTCGCCGTTACGATCGACGTAGGAGTCGGTCGTGACACGGTACGACACCTGCACCAGGTCGCCCTGGTGAGCCATGTCGAACACGCCGTTCGACCGGTCAGCCGGAATGAAGCGCTCGACGGGCACCGCATCGGTGCCGCGCTCGCCATTGGCGTTCACGTAGTCCTGGTCGACCAGAACGGTGAATCGGACGGTACGGGATCCGTCCTTGTTGTCGAAGAAACGCGGATCAGAGGCCAGGCGACCGATCGCAGTACCAGAGTTACGGGTGTTGATTCGTGCCATTTGTATATCTCCTTCGTATGGCTAGTGGTGGATCTTATGATCCTCTATCAATAATTATCCTAGTACATCTGTGATGTACAAGATTCTCAGTCTTTGGAAAAGACTGTTTCTGCTCTTCTTATTCTCCGAAAAGTCTGTGTGTGCGGATCTCGATCAGCAGCTCCATGGTCGGTCGATAGACACTATCGATAACGACGACGGGTGCGTCGTATTTCAGGAGAAGCTTGAACAACTCTTCATTCGACATTGTGCATCCGGTGTTACTATTCACCCATCCATTTGGCCCAAGGGAGAGGAATGTGGGGTCATGGTAACCGTTTGTGTCGATGATGGTGCCGGGCTTGAAGTAAAGTAACTCAGGCTCTGTAATGATTACTTTGTCACGTTTCATGGTCGGTTTTCTTTCGTGTTAGAACCGCGTGATCTTGAATTCACCGGTCAATTCGTCTGTGATGAATTCGATCATCTCTTCCATGTCTTTCTCAACACCGGAATCGCCAACCCAGTGGCTCGGTTTGCCGTTTTGGAAGATGAGGAAGAAACATCCGCATCCATCATCAGTCATATCGATGACTGCCGGTCCACGGAGGAAATCGAGAAGGTTGTAGTGATTCCCCAGACCATCGATGAATCCATGTTGACCTAGTTCTGCTTGATATGCATGGGTCTGCTCAGTTGGCTGCTCTGTCGACTTGTTCTTATCCGAGAGAATCTGAGCAACCTTCTGTGCGATTTGGTTGATGTCCTTATCATCAATCATCTGAGCTCTCCTTTGCTTCGTTGTGATTGTCGATGATGATACCGATGAGCGTGTCAGCAACAACTTCAGGTTCGTCACCGTAGCCTGGATAGAGACTTTCAATGCCGAACATGCAGGATCCAGGAGTGTCAACGTTCATGTCATACAATTCCTTGATGACTTCATGTTCGAGAAGTTCCTTGAGGCGCTCTTCGGTCACGGTGAATGTACCGTCACTGTTGTGTGTGATGCCGGTTACGGCATCATCAATGTACTCGATGCTCTCTGTCACGGCTGTCACGGGATGACCTTCCAGCCCTTACCGTCACCAATGTCGCGCTTCATCGTGCTATCGAGCACGGATTCAGCAGTGATGGCGTCAGTGGCTGTGACCCAGCAGAACTCTGCGTCGTCGGTGAGCGACTTGAGGTAACGAGAGTCGTCCGGGCCGATCAGGATGGCTCCGAGGCCAAGCCTGTGGAACGGGATAGAGAGATTCTTGAGCTTGATGATCATTGAAAATTAGCCTTTCTTCTGATGTGTGTTGCTTTCTTTCGGAGTGTTTAGATGCGTTCAAGGGACACTTCATCAGTGTGCGGATCCCATGTGATGCTGACAGAATGTTCGCCATCATCGAGACGCACACTGATATTGATGTCGACAGTTAGGGGTTCGTTGTCAATGTGGAACACGTTTGCATTCACACATGTAATCTTTTCCCATGTCTCGGAATTCATAATGAGTTATCTTTCTGTAGCGCATAAAGGAAAGCGCCGGTTCCGTAATGGTTCCGACGCTTCCTCTATGCGATTGTTAGTTTCCAGTCTGTGTCAGTCGGTCTCGTACATGATGTCGACTCCGAAAGCGACTGCCGCCTGATGCTCCATAAGGCATCCGCGCGTAGTGTCCCATCCGTCGCACATGTAGATCACATGCGCCTTTGAGAGACGCATCAGTGCGAGTCCCATGTGCCACAGTGCAGGATTGACGACATTGTCGCTGTTAACGTCGTACTTGAAGTCCTCTTCGTAGATAGTATCGATGGGTTCGTAGCCAGCAGCTCGAACAGCTGCTTCAGCCTTCTCTCGCTGCGACGTGACTTTGTCGGGATCGATGCCCTTCATAGGCTGGGAAATGACTGCGTACTTGGTGGACATGATGAGATCCTTTCGATCGATTGTTGTGTGCGTTATTTAGTGCTGCTACAGGACTCGAACCTGTATCGGCCACTCTTCCATTTGATAGTAGAAACAATCAAATGGTCAAGCAGCCGCTCTCCCAATTGAGCTAAGCAGCTTGTCACTCTACAGTTAAGCAGGCGCTGAGGGTGACCCATAGTCAACGCTAGAAAGGAAACAAATACGCGTTGACTAGCTCTCGAACTAGGATTCGAACCCAGATTCCCGGAACCAAAATCCGGTGTGCTGCCGTTACACTATTCGAGATAAAGCCAAGTGTGTTACTTGGTCGAGTAGGTGGAGTTATGTCACTGTCCTTCGTGAATAACCATGATATTGCTGCCGTTGTGACTTCCTGCCCCTTTAGTAGTTTTTCAGGAAGCATTCGAACTTGAGAGTGACCAGTAGATGACCCTCGGTAGTGTGCGTCGGCCACGCATTGTCTGAGCAAACGTCTCATAGGACATCTTGAGACCGGTGTTCAATACCCACGGCTTTTCGTCATCGTCATCATCAAAGACGAGCACGCGAAATGCTTCCCAACAGTCACCACCGATAAGTGTGCCAGATGGGATTTGCTTACTATCCAAGATGGCAACCTCACCATCGGTGTCGATGCATAGGAACTTCGTAGATTCGGTCGGAAGAAGTTCGTTTTCGAGCATCTGTCGAAACTCGTTGACAATATTGTCAATCGTCTTCTGCATGTTCATCTTCTGGAGGTCGTTCATTGTTGTTCCTGTCTTTCGTGGTAATTCTTGGAACGTTAGTTGTGGGCCAGGCAGGACTCGAACCTGCGGTGTGTCGTTAACTGTGACCGATTTACAGTCGGCTCCCTTCGCCGCTTGGGGCACTGACCCTTGTAGCTACGACTATGGCCACCATACGTGCTTGTCATTAAACGTATGGTGGCCTTCGGCTGAAGTCAATAATCAGCCGCGAGTAGTCACCCGCAATACAAGTGTCTTGCACTTGTATCGTCGGAATGGCGGGATTCGAACCCGCGACCCCCTGCTCCCAAAGCAGGTGCGCTACCAAGCTGCGCCACATTCCGTGCTGTTGTATGTTGTGTTGCAGGTTTGCTCTCCAGGCTCCAGATCACCTCTGTTAGTAGATAGGCCCGAAGAGCAAACCAGATGCGGTAAGTCATTAGAAAGGCGATTTCCAACGGTTCCGCTACCGTCCTCAAGATTATCTCCCTGGACGGGGTTATGTGGGGGATGCTGTTCTGCTATCTATCATCGTAGTAGAACTTGACCAACAGAAACTCACACACAAACGCCCAATGGCGCAATTGTTGGTCCTCGGAGTGCTACCCCGTACGTGATCCCCGATCACGGCAACCGATGCATCCGCTTGATCAGAGCGGCAGGAGCGAAGTCCTAATCATCCAGCATTGCTCGGCTGCATGGTGGTCCCCTCGGTGGGATTCGAACCCACACGCTCGTTCTGAGCACCTGATTTTGAGTCAGGCGTGTCTGCCGGTTTCACCACAAGGGGTAGTGGTTAGAGAGATGAGTATATGTACCAGTGTACATTACCTCCCCCGGTACATCTGTGATGTACAGGGGGTACATACAAATATACACAGGGGAGGCAACATGAACTGACTGGCTGACTGTCAACTGTCGATGAAATTATCGATGAGCAGGGTAAATGGGGATGTACGTGGCGATAGCCCGACGACCCATCTCGATCTGCTCATTCAGATCTTCAGCGAGAGACTCATCATCCCAATGACCATTGTCAGGGCTGATCCAGTCACGTTGACACTTCATGTACTGACGATCTTCGTGAGTGACGTTCTCAGTGGGGCCGACAGTGATGATCAGTGTCCCCACTGGAAGTGCGCTCAGATCGGTTTCATGACGCATGTCGAGAAATACGACTGTCGTCGATGAGGCTGGGGCAGTAGCGGTAGACATCTATTACCCCTGTCAGTTCTCAGAGGTCTCAGCGTCTGCCTGAGCCGGGGTCGCGTGCGCAGCCTCGTAGGCTGCAACGATGTCCTGGCTCAGCTGACCTCGCTTGGCGATGGTGTGACCGTTGTCCAGTGCCCATGCGCGCATCTCAGCAGTCTTCTGACGCTTGATGCGAGCAGCTTCGCTGGAGCTGCGAGACTTGCGCGAAGTCTTCTTCTTGGTGGCACGTGCACGGCGAGCATGTTCAATGTAAGGCGCAAGCGCCTCGTTGAATGCAGCAGTGTTGGCCTCAGAGAGATCGATGATGTAGTTCTTGCCGTTCGCGCTGAACTCGATGGTGGTGGTGGCAGGCGAGCCGTCGATGTCATCGATGAGCTCGGTGGTGCGGTATTCCTTACGCATTGTTTTCTCCTTGTTGTCTTGTTGTTTTTGAAAAGAGAGAGGCTCCAGAGAGTATTGCATCTCCAGAGCCTCTCTCTATCTCATGGCTACTGGCCTACGTCAGTTGTCAGTTGTTGTTCTGACGACGACGCAGCACCATCAGAACACCACCAGCGGTGACGAGCGCAGCAGTGCCAGCGATCATCAGTCCAGTGTTGGCAGCACCGGTCTGAGCCAGACCCGTGACAGCGCCCTTGTTCTGAGGCGTGCTATTACCCGGCTTGTCTGGGGTAGACGGAGCAGATGGGGTCTGCGTAGAGGGCTGAGAAGGAGTTTCCTTGGGGGTCTCCTTAGGCTCAGGCTTCGGAGCAGGCTTCTCAGACGGAGTGCTGGGCTTGGGATCCGGCGTCACAGACGGTTCGGACGGCTTCGGGCTGGGAGCCGGAGTGTCCGGGGTCGGAGCAGGAGTAGGATCGCTCGGCTTGGAGGGCTGAGACGGTTCCGGCTTTGGCTGCTCAGACGGAGTGCTGGGCTTCGGATCGGGGTTAGGAGTCGGCTGCTCAGGCGTGGGCTTCGGATCCGGCTTGGGCTGCTCAGGGGTAGGAGTCGGAGTCGGGTCCGGCGTCGGAGCAGGCTTGGGATCCTCAGGCGGAGTCACAGGAGGCGTAGACGGCTCCGGCGTAGGCGCAGGAGCAGGTGGAGTCGACGGCTCGGGAGTCGGAGCGGGCTTCTCGGGTTCCGGGGTGACAGGTGGCGTCACCGGAGGCTCCGAGGGCTTGGGCTCAGGCTCAGGAGTCGGCGTAGGCTTAGGCGTATCCGGGGTCGGAGTGGGCGTGGGAGTCGGGGTCACCGGCTTCGCGTCCTCGCCAGTCTCGGCACCAGACGAGCCCTTGGCTCGCCAGGTGGCCGTGGTGCTGACTTCCTTGTTGTTGACCGTCGCCTTGTTCGTCATCTCCTTCTCGGGAGTGACGACCACAACGCGGATGCGAGCCATGTGGTCACCCTTCAGTTCGTTAGGGATCGTGAAGGTAGCAGACTTGCCGTCTGCACTCTTCGTGACCTTGGGCTTGGTGACCCCAATGTTGTTCCAGTCGATGGGGTTGGCCCAGTCACCGTCGACAGTCGTCATGGTGACACCGCCCTGGTAGGTGGCATCGTCACGAGTCTCCGTGATCGTGATGGTCTGACCGGGCTGGCCCTGGGCCTGAACCCAGCAGCCGAACTTGTAGAGGCCCTCTGCGGTCTTGCCATCAGACCAGCAGAATTTGCCGTCGCCCTTGGTGACGGGCTCACCGACGACGCCTCGGCCCAGGCCGACTGTGTACTTCGTACCGTCGACGACGATGTTGGTCGTGGTCTTGCCGACACTGGACTTGGTCAGCACGGCTTCGAGCTTGACGAAGCCGTTCTTGAGCGACCCATTGCCGCCAAGAGTCTGGGCGATGTCCTCGGTGACGACACACTTGAATGCGCCGTTCTCGGCGGTGCACTTACCGATCTTCTTCTCAGAGCCATCCAAGGCGGTGGCCTTGAGATCGACACTGTTGAATCCGTTGGGCACCTGGAGGCCCTCGCCAAGGCCCACAGAGAAGGTGGCACCCTTCTCGACCTTATCACTCGCGTAATCGACGCGGATGTCGAGCGCGGCGTTCACGGAGTACTTGTCCCCGTAGCGGCCCTTGACATCAGTCTTGACGATCTTGATGCCGCCCGTGGCGGTCGACGCACCAGGCTCGGTGCCCACGATGCCGTTGTTGCCATCGGCAGTGGTGGTGTTGGTTGCCGTGTTATCGGCAGCGTTGTCGGTCCCGGTGGTGGCAGCGTGTGCTGCGACAGGACCGGCGAACAGAAGCGTGGTGGCGACCACAAGAGTGAGGCCTGACTTTCGCTTCTTGAAAATCTTGTTGATCATGGAGATGTATTCCTTCCTTCATGAAGAGGTGCTGGGGATGATGGGTTCATCCCCAGAGAAGATCTCTGCGCATCTGTGATTTGCAGGAGAACATTCTGACCTCAGTTTACTTGATAACTGAGGATATTGACAGTTAAACAGAGGGCTACACAAATAGTGCGCAGTCTCCCTTGAATGTTTGTACGAGAACGTCGCGGATCATTGTCACTGATGCATCTTCGGACACACGACATTTGACGATGATCTTGTCGCTGTAGCGCTGTGAGGTGGCAAGGATAGGGACGATAGTCCCACGCAGCTGCTTGGGTGTGATGCCGCATTTGTTGGTGAGGGCTGCGTGCACAGCGAGCAGTTTACTTTCGATCTCGGCGGTGGAGAGATATTCATATTCGCTGGGTGAGCAATCACGCGGAAGCATGATGGGGAATTCAATGCGCAGTGTGGTGTAACGACGTGGCTTGAGGCGTTTGATGAGATTGATGAGAGACATGTTGGTCCTGCGGCTTGTGGTGGCGAAAGTCCGCCCCTACCAATAGCAAGGGTACGTGCTACAGGTAGAGGCGGACTGTTACTAAGAGACCGGAGATCAGCGATCAGAGATCGCCCAGTGAGTATTCGTGGCCAGCGCGAATGCGCATGATCTCGAACTCGGCCACATCGCTGACAGTGCGGCAACCGGCCTTGTGGGCACGGTTGTAGCGGTCAACGTAGTCGTTGATAAGGTCGACAGTGGCGGTGAGACTGATCGATTCAGCGTCGGGGTTATCCAGCTCAAGGATGTCGGTGTAGATCTTTGCCTTGAAGAGATCCTTCAGGATCGTCTCGTCCTCAATGTAGTATCGTTCGTCAAGGATGCTCTGGAATTTAATGGACATGTGTGTTTCTCCTTTGTATTTTTGTTGGTGATGTTGCGGGGTGTTACTTTTTTGGTGCGCTGTCTATTTCATGAAGAAATAGACTGTTCCTATTGCACCGAAGATAGCACCGATGACACTTAACATTGCTGCGAAGGACTTTCCCTCTGCGATTTCGTTAGGGAGCATTAGCAAGTTGAGAATAAGTCCAATAAGGGAGATGATTCCCCATGCTTCGTTATTCATGTTGTTTCGCTTCTTTCTTTTAGTTTGCCATCGCCAATATGAAGAACATCACCATCGCCATTGCGCTAAAAATAGCACCTGCGATGCTGAATGCAGCAGATGTGTATTCTCCTTCTGCAAGTTCTCCAGGGATCATTGTCAAGTAAACAATGAGTATGATAAGCATCGCGATTCCCCATGCTGTGTTATTCATGTTGTATCCTTTCTTTTAGATCTATACTGCGGTAAGCACTGCCATTGATATAAGACTAAGAATGGCAAAGATGGAATATGTCGCAGCAGAGATGTACTTTTTTGTCGTCATGCTTCTGAAGAATATCAATAGACTGAAGATAAACACAGCAAGGCTGATGATTGCCCATGGTGATTTGTAGAAGATCATGTGATTTTTCCTTTTATTGTTTTTGTTAGTCCATTATTAGATGAGCGCTGCGATGTCAATCATGATGATGACGAGGAAGAAGCTCATGAGAACAGAGCTGCTGATGAGAAATGCGATATGCCGTTTGCGGTGTGGGGTTTGTGCTGCTGCCATATTACGTGGCAGTACCATGAGAGTGACAAACAGCAGCACAGCTAGGGCGATTCCTGCGACATAGATGGGAACGTTAGATACCGATGCGATGTTCATGTCAGACCCAGATGAGCCACGAGTCGGGCTTCGCATTGATGCGCTCCAGCATCCATGCGTCATTATGCGCACATTCGATGTTGTTGCTATCGATCCAGAGATTGAAGCCGTCGCAATACGTCTTCATGTACCGATTGCCTTTGCTATCCTCGATGACAGTACCGATCGCAAGACGGTTGAACGGCGTGGTGAGCGTACTGAAGATGACGGGCGGGTGGATAGACATATGATGTCCCTTTCTGCGTGATGTTGCTTGTCTGCGTGTATGCGAAAAGTGCCTCCACAGGGGCTTGAACCCTGGACCCACGGATTAAAAGTCCGTTGCTCTACCAACTGAGCTATAGAGGCTGGTCCCCTCGGTGGGATTCGAACCCACATACCCGTGATGAGTACTGGAACCTAAATCCAGCGCGTCTGCCTGTTTCGCCACGAGGGGTGAGCTCTCTGATTAGCGGTGTTGATGCTTGTACGTATCAGAGAGCTTTGTGATGATGGGTGAGAACTGTTCACCACTCATCAGTTAGGGTAAAGATAAAGCCTTCGAATTCAACACGTTTGATGAGATCATCGAGCATCCTGATGTTCTCGTTCAGAATGTCAGTGAGGATCGGTTGATCGTCGGCTCTCTTCTCACCCTCCAGCTGATCACGCAGCAACTTCATGCTGCGCGTGATGAGGGATTGCGCCTTGTCATTGAGTTCCATGGTGTTCTTCTTTCTTATTGGTCATTGGTTTTTTTGGGGGGGGTGCCGTTACCACACAAAGCGTGAGTTCCCCATAATGCTGCCGTTGATGATCTTGGTAGTATCGGAGCTATCTGCGGCATTACAGCGTCGAACGATTTCTGCGAGCTCATCATTAGTGTGATAATCGTTCCATGGGTCCACCCACACACAAAAAGGTTCATTGGGGTTGTATGGTCGATGGACGTGATAGAACGTATTACACCCCGGTGGATCAATGATTGTACCTGCGGAGAAGTCACTCGCCTTGAAGACATGGCGAGTACCATCAGGGCCTTCGGCTTCGAACATGTCACCAGTGAGCTCTTCTGGCTCACTCCTATCTTCTGTGATAGCCTTTTCAGCTTTTTCGGAGGTATCAATGGGATTATCTCCATTGTCCCTATCGGTGATAAGAGACTTATCAATGTTGACGTTGAAGGTGTCGCAGAAGTAATCAAGAGCGCGATCGAGATCGGCCTTGACATCGAAGTCGGATTCATTTTCTTCAGAGATTTCATCGAGAAAAGCCTCGTTGAGCATGTCGTTGAGGAATTCAACGAATGCCTCTGCGTTACCTATGAATTCTTGATGGTTAGGCATATGTATTCCTCTGTTGATGCAAGATGTCACGATCATCCGAAGTGGATGATCGTGACGTTGCCATTGGCGTTGCGAGCGCGCTCGGCCACAGCGTCATCATCGAATAGCTCAGTCATGGTATTGACCCATGCACTGTGACCGTGGTCGCCATGGTCGATGAGAGTGTGGAGGAATTCGACACCTTCGATGGTGATGACGGTTCCGAAGGGGAGTTCGATTGCCCTGTAGGTACTCTGGAGTCCGTTGGGATCCTGAGCACTGAACAAGTCTTCTGCGAGCATATCGGAGTCGGATGCGGACTCAGGCTCTTCCTGCTCGGTCTGCTCAGCAGCGCCATCCTCGATGAGTGCCGCGATCTTGTCCAGATCGATACCGATAATCTCGGAGAGAGCCTGTCGGGCGTCGGCCTGCTGAGCCTTCTTATCAGGCACCTTGCCCAGCAATTCGTTGATGAGGTCCTTGAACTCTTCTTCTGTATTCGGGAATCCGTATTCGTCAGCCATGTTTCTGTCCTTTCTAGTGACATGAAGTATGTAGGGTGGGTGTCAATCACCCACCGTATAGAGTACACACAGGTGTGTGTCAGGAGTGCGGTTTCTTTACTGCTACCGATGCAATTTCATTGCATGAAAACAGCACATAAACCAGAGAGAGCCGTTACCGGCTGCTGTACTAGCAGCCGGTAACGGGGCTTATGCTGAGCGTGTAGCGCTCAGTCGTCGTTTTCGCGGTAGCGACTGTATGGGTGGTGTTTCACGTAGTCGTGGAAGTTGCTCAGAACGCTGTTCCACGATCGTCGCGAACCGAACAAACGATCGAGTTCAGACCAGTACTCGGGATTACCAGAGTCGCCGATCGCGCGAGAGCTCTGCTTGTATGGGCTGTCGCCCATTTTTTCGACGCGGGTGATGATCAGTGAGGCGGGGTCTTCTTTGTCGTTGTCGAAGTTCTCCCACAATGCAACGTGGTAAATGTAGTTCCAGTCATCGAACCATGTCTGGCGATGCATGTAAGCGTCTTCGAAAAGGCCGACATCGGGGCCGACCTTCCCCCATTGCCGCCAATCAATATCTAGGGGGATATGGGGCATGATGTGTACTCCTTCTTTTTGTTGTTTGTTGTTATCAGACGATGGCATTAACGCACTGATAAATGATGATATAAATAGAAAGAATCAGTGGGGCCATCAGCAGTGCACCAAGAGCGCCGAATAGCACAGCAAAGAACTTTCCAATAAATCCATAATCTTTCCACAGATCATGAGCGGCGCAGAACATGACTAGACTCATACCAGTCGTGAAAATGATAAGAGCGATTATGCCGATAGCTGTGAAAAACCATTCGATGATCATCGTCACCCCTTCCTTTTTATTGGTGTATTAGTATCACATACCACTTTGCGATAGTTGTTCACTATAGTTCTTGGATATACCGTTTTGTGTGAGCTGCGTACAGTATTCTGTGAACTCGGTGATAATGGTTTCCCAAGCTTGCCTATAACCGAAAATGCGATCGAGTATAGGTTTATCAGTTTCCCATTTGGAACTGGCTAGGCCTTTGAGATAACGAATGAGATGAGGTGTTGGTTTCCACATGCCATTGGTGTAAGCGTCAGTGTTCTCTGATATTGGCGCTTTATCAATATATAGATTTGTTTCGTGCTTACCTCGCATGATTTCACCAGTTAAGATGATGCGGTAGATGTAAAGTCCGTCATCGAACCAGGTTTGGTACTTTGGGTAGGTCAAAGGGCGACCTTGGTTGTCATACCAGGTGATGTCTTGCCATTGGGTCCAGTCGAGATTGAGTGGTACGTGAGGGCTAGGCTGGTGGTGCACAGGGTGGTGACAATTAGGGCATGATGTGTGTTCGTAATACATGGTTGTTGATGTCGAGATGGATATGTAGCATGATTTGCCTCTCGTTGTATCTAGTATTTATTCGGGATGCGTTCCGAAAATAGATTCAGAATGTCGATGTGGCGATAAAAGTCAATATCTGGATCGGCTTCTTGGTACACAGCATCAATCTCTTCTTCGGACCAGCCTTGCTTACGTGCTTCTCGTCGCCATGCGTTGAGGATCTCGATAGGGAGGGTACTGTGGTCGGTTAGGTTGATTTTGACCTTCTTCCCAGCCGCTGCTAGACGTTCGAGAATTATCATTCGTCGATATGTCGACATGTCAATGTCAATGATGATTTCCATGATACTTTCCTATGTTGTAGCCATTATTAGTTGGTGGTGTCGATGACAACCACGACAGGTTCCATCTCAAACTTGTCATAGAATTCCTGGACAGTCAGCTGAGTCTGCTCACCCAGTACCAGCCAGAAACCGTCCCTGGTGTTGTCGCTCGACAGGAACATGAACCGCTGGCCGGAGACAAGGACGACAGTTCCTGGAATGGTGATCTTCCAGTACGCTTCTGTCCTGATCTCACCGTTACGGATGACGAGAAGAGGCTGATCGTAGATAGTTACCATTGTTTTTCTTCTTTCTTCTGAAATTCTTTGCTATGAGAAGAGCTTTTTGAGATTGGTTGACGGTGTGTCATTGAGGAACAACATAGTTGCGATCTGAGATCGCGATAGTTGCTGTAGCTCGTTGTCCAGATCAATGAAGAAACCATCGCAAGCGATAATACGTCTATTTGCGATATGTAGTAGTTCGCCGGGCTTAGCATGCATCGCCCTATTGAGTGAGATGTCTTGACTCTTGATATTCTGCTCAGGGGATGGTTGGCTGAAATCGATATAGCATGCGTCTTCGTATTTGGGATTCTTACCTTGGACGAAGCTGGTGAATTCTGATGGGTTCAACTCCCCAATAGTTTCGTTGGTGCAGATGAGGGTATCGCGAATCGTTGTGACGAATTCGTAAGTATCACCGTCGAAAAATTCAACGTGGACAATGTGAGCCTTGGGGAGACTCTTGAGCACTATCGCCAGAATATCTGGATTGTGGACGAGATCGATGTTACTCGTGTCAATGTTGATGTTCATCGGGCTCCTTTTGGGTGTTGTCAATGTGGGTTAGTAAGACCAATATCCTTCATCCCCATGACAGTAGAAGCAATCGCAATCATCGAAACCGTTGCAATCCGTACAGTCACATGGGAATTGATCGCTGTAGTCGCAGCAGAGACATGTGTGCTTTGTCATTTCGAAATCGCCTTCTTTCGGTTGTTGTTTGTTGTTACCAGATCGCTGGAATGAGCCAGTAGTAAATGACGTTGATCATGCCCCACAAGGCGATTACACTGGACAAGGCGCTTGGCACTCCAAAAATCATAATGATAGCGAAGCGATCTTCTTCACCCTTGCTACCAAGAATAAAGTAGCAAGCTGCAACGAACATGGCTATCGCGGCAGCACCTGTCATTACAATAAAAATAAGTGCCTTCATGATAGCGTTAAAGGTTTCCATTTTTCCTCCTGGGATCTATTGAAGCTCTTCTTTCAAACCACCATCGTGGATTTCCCCATTGTGGTAGTTAATATCCCAATGGTTAGCGGTATTGAACACTGTAATGTGCTCGGAAATGGACTGGTCGCACGATTCCATGTCGATGGTGACGGTGCGAGGGATTAGTTCGCTGTTGATGTAGTTGGGTGTCACAGCATAGTAGAGCGGACATTGTGCGTTGGCTGGGTTATCCAGATAGTCACGCGCCTTGGTCTCTGCGTACGCCATACCGCCAGTGTGGTTGTTATCGATGCCGACGTTCTGAGTACGTGTTCCGGTGACAAGGTTTTCTTTCACGGGATCTCCACCGAGCGAATCAGCGATCATGTGTGAGCGGTTCCAGAACCATCCGTAATAGGGTTTGTCGTCTCTGCCATAGGTGGCACTATAGATGGTGACCTTTCGGTTCTTTTTGGGCCATCCGGTAGGGTTGATATTGATGTCTTGCCTGCCGCGCTCTTTGGCTTGGAGCCTACTCTCGGTGGTGAGAACGCCATACGCGCACGTCGGGCGACTCAGCTCGTCGAGAGGGCAGTACGCGATGGTACCATCAGAGGATGCGTCAGTCTGGTACGGATGCTGCGCCGGGCCTCCGATGCTGTAGTAATTGCTGGTGACACCGGATTGATTGGGCTGGGGGAGGTTATTAAAGAATCCAAACAAATACCCTATCAGCGTAATAGTCAGTACCATTGAGACGATAAGGAAGATGGTTTTTCTAATCAATTCATCAGGTGAAATGTTTGGTTTAGCAAAATAATGATTGAGCATGTTTACGTCCTTTACTATCTGCGAGTTTCGCCCGTGTGGTAATTGATGTCGTAGGTGGTTTCAACGTTGTAGATTGTCATTCGCTTAGAGAGCGACTGATCACACGCTTCAATATCAATTGTCAGGCTTCGTGGAATGAGCTCATCTGCCTCGTAGTTAGCTGTGACTGCGTAGTACAACGGGCATTGCGCGTTGTACTGGTCATCAAGATACTGTGAGGCAAGATATTCGGGGTATCGAAGGCCGTTCTTGAAGTAACCATTACCGGTATGCCCAGAGTTATTCAGGTGTTCAGTGCCTGTGATGGTGTTATTGGGAACGAAGTCACCGCCTAGTTGCGTTCCGAACATAGGGGTCTTGATCCAGAGTGGTCCGAAGTATTCAACATAAGTGTTAGTCTCGGGCCAGCCGCTAGGGTTGAAATCAACGTCATGACGTTGGTAATTCCTACCCTTCTCGCGGTTTTCTGAAGTTAGGAGGCCGTAAGCGCACGTGGGTCGTCCGCGATCGTCAGGATCACAGTAGGTAATCGCACCTTCGCTTGGCTGATACGTACGCTGTGCGAAGCCGTCGAATGAGATGTACTTTTCGGATGACGAGAGCGCACCAGGGCCTGAGACGAATGGGTCTGGCTGTGTGTGGTTATTAACGATATGAACAACGAGGGAGGCAATGGCAATTGCACCGATGAATGTGATGATTCGAGCGATCGTTTCTGGAATTCGGATTGTGCCGAAGAGGTAAAGGTCTGTTGTGGCGGGTTCTCGTGTAGTAATCGATCCATCGTCGTTCTCGATGATTTCAATTATGGGATTCATAGGTATGGGGTGTCTCTTTTCTGTTTAGTGGGAGATAGATGGACACCAACCATGGCCGCTGAGCAACCACGGCACGTCGACACGCAGCATGTCTGCGAGCATATCGAGGTCTCCAAACGTGAGATCCAACAGCTGACCCGTCACCGATCGAATGACGTTGTGGTCAGTGTTTGGATAAATCTGGTCACTGCGGAAGATGACTCGGTCGATGAAAGCCTTCTGAGCGCTTTCACCTGCGATGTTACGGATGTTAACAGCCATGGTATGAGGTCTTTCCTTAATTGGTGTGCACAGACGCAAGAGCATCGATCGTCTGAGCGACCGTGTCGAAGTGGGTGCCGTCGATGATGTAATCAGTAGCGGTCACGATGACGACGATCGGATCCACGTCAGCGTTGTTGACGTGAGCGTGGAGAGTGATGACGCTGTTGTTGCGCTCCACGACATCGAAGGTGATGTCTCGGGCTTCGCTCATGAGATCGAAGGCAAGCTCGTCTGCGCGATGATCGTGTACGTTGTAAGAACGGTCGGAGTGAGCGTTCTTCTGCTTCTTGGCCATGACGATATGGGTCTTTCTGGTAGTTGTATTAGTGGGTATATGGATCAAGGATGCGATACGTTCCATGGGTGGGATGGTTGGGGTTATATACCCACAAACGCTGACCCCACACAACAAGGACGGGGATTCCGGCCTGCTGCGCGAGGTCGATGCAGTTCCACGTGCCTCGGGATCCGTGACCCTTTGGGTGATCAGGGAACGCGAGGCAGAGATCGGCTCCTAGCTCAACCATCTGCTTATTGCGGATGGGGCCAGCGGCCCTGCCGTACTTCTTCCAGTCGGCTCGATGGACCTCAGCCTGGAGATTGAACAGGCGTTGTCCGTGGAGAGCGGCTTCGGTGTCTGCGCCTGTTGCGCCACCGTGTACGAGAGTGGGGCGCTTTTGGGTCTTCTCGACGATTTCCTGCACAGCGGTGAGCAGAGCCTGCGAATCGTATGCGGTCCACTGGTGGTTGCGGGAACCGGTGATGAGTAAGCGGGGCAAACGTGTTGTCTCAGACATGTGGTTACTCCAAGCAAAAAGAGAGAGGTGGGGGGGAATCAGTACGATTCCCGGCACACGGTAGTGTGCTAATCAAGAGACAAGCCGGTGCTCGCTGTAGTAGTCGCGCATTGCGTCTTGAGTGATGATCTCATCAGTGGTGACGATGGGGAGGTGTACCAGATGAGAGAGCGATGATGATGTGTGTCGTGCGTAAGCATCTGCCCATGGAAGTTCGCGATACATTCTTTTGTTCAGTGCGGCGTGGGTCATGCTGCCCATAGCAGCACAGACATGATCGATGAGAGCTCGCTCTGCATCGGTGAGAGCCGAGGGGTTACCGGAGGGCAGTTCTCCTGGTCGAATCAAGAGCTTGCCCCGATGAAGGCGGTAGAGCTCTGGGCTCACAGGGCCGACTACCCATGCGTGAAAATCCTCTGGAAACAGAGGGGATGCGTGGCGAACAAGATGTGCAGCCTGTGCGTAAAACGCAAGCTTATGGAGCTTCAGTGTCACCATTGTGCTCTCACGAGCGAGGATGTATGCAGCGACATCCACGATGGATACAGATGCAGTCATGGTGTACCTCTTCTTTCTGTTGTCTGGTGAGGGGGGGAGGGCCGGTACCAACAGTACCGACGGATCATGATGATGCTCGGCACACGGGAGTGTGCCAAGGCTCTGTGTTATACTTAGTTATCAGGAAAAACAAAGAGCCACAACACAGACACAACAAGCAAGACAGGAGGTTGTAGTGGCAGTGAGCAATAAAAAGACTGGAGGGGCTGGCGAAGTAGGAGAGCCGATGGTTCGGCTCAACGTGCGCATGCCAGACAGTGTGCGTGACAAGGTGGATTATTGGGCCGAAAAAGAGGGCTTGAGCGCCAATGAGTTCATCATTGAGTGCATCGATGGTCACGTTGCCCGTAAGAACGGAGACTACGATCTACCGACGCTAGAGCAGGCGCGTCTGGTTCAGCTTGTGGATGCGCAGATCTCGTTGGCCAGCAATGTTGCAAACCTTGAAAAGACTGTCATGTCGATGGCGTCGACAATCATCGGCTTGACTCGTGGCGATAGCTACCTGTTGGATGATGAAGACGGTGAAGAGTAAGAAACTCAGGAAGGTATGAATCTATGAGTGATTTTGAGTATGACGGTCCATCTGCGTCAGCATCTCAGTCTCCGGTGTTTGACCCTTTGTATGCGGCTCAGAAGCAGCTACGTGAGCGTATGAATCAGCAGTCGGCTGTTGTGTCCGCTCGTAGCACCCGTGGCGTCCGTGTTGTAGAGAGCTCGGAGCGACAGCGATCGGGCGGTGGTAGCGGCGCAGGTAACAACAACGGCGCAAGCAACAATGCCGGTGGTGGTAACGCTGGTGCGTCTGGTGTCGGCTCTACGCCGCCTGAGCCGCAACGTAATGAGCCTGATGATTTGATCACCGAGAAAGACGCAGACGGAGAGAACAGCGTTGTTGCAACGGATGTTGCCGACAACCCGGTGAGTGTGATTCATGCGTCTGAAAGTACGCAGACTGAGCAGGTTTCTCAGAACAGTCCAGAGGATCGTCAGTCTGATATGAATGTACCGAGTGCGGCGTCTGCACCGATGGTGTTGCGTCATCGTGACGGTAGTGAGATCCCTACGACGATCGAGGGCGATGCTCGCTTCACGTTTGATGGGGACTCAACGAGGCCACGAGAACTACCGGCTGTTATCGGTCAGGCGATTCGAGAAGAGCTGGTGCGTCTGGGTGCTCCGGAGCTGGGCGCTTCACCGACATCGAAGACGCAGAACAAAACGCTGTCGACAGGTTCGCTTGTGACAGCGCTGGTGATGAGTGCTCTCGACATCGAGATCCCCGGTGTCGACGAGAACACCAGGCGTGCAGCCGAGGTGCTGCGCACGGGGCAGGGCCGTGTGGCCGCGATCGAGATGAAGGTGGAGCAGGTGCTGGATAACCAGCAACGCGCTCAGAAAGATCTTGATGCGATGACGAAGCGTGCGCTCAGCGCTGAGAAACAGCTTTATGAGCTGGAGCTCATGCTCACGTGGCTGCTCGTCGACAAGACTGAGCCGCGTTTGTTCAACAACGCTCGGGCCACGTCGATTGATCTGACTCATAAGACAGTGGTTGACGCGCGTGCGAAGCTCCGTGAGAAAGCACGAGAGCTCAGCAAGGATGAATCAGTGCAGCGAGGGAACCTGAAGATCGTGGAGTGATGGTTGCGCTACCCTCGTAGCGATGATAGAATTGCCTCATGAATGAAGCAAAACTATTTTCTGAGGGTAGCGTGACTGACCTGGTTTGCCGGGGTTGGTCGCGTGAGCGTGTCATCGAGGCTACCGGCATCGATCCCGGCTATCACAACTCTTCGATGAAGACTGAGCTAAAGGGTGTGGATCGCCACGCATATAAGATCGAGCACGTGCGGCAGCGTGTCACACATGAGGTTGTGCTCGACGTATTGGAGCAGTACGCTGCATGCGATTTGGACAAGGCTGGTCTGTTGGAGCGGCTTGGGCTGCATGATGCGGTGAATCTGATCAAGCTTGCTGATCTGTTCACAGGTCTGGGTCTTGGCGAAGAATTCCGTGACGCCGATCGTCGGTCTCGTCGTGGTGTGATGCGAGCGGGCATGATCGCTCAGTACGGCACAGACAACCCGTTCAAGCTTGATGAGTACCAGGAGAAGGCTGCCCAGACAAGGGAAGATCGTTACGGCGCTCGGTACACGTTGGCCGAGGGTTCGGTGTTTGCTGACGAGGCTCGTAAGAAAGCTCAGGAGAAGCAGTCCGGTCTGTTCCCAGAGGGGAGCGATGAGGATCTGCGTCTGCGCGGTTTTGGCGGAAAGGGTAAGCGTCTACCTCGGTGGTCTGACGGTTCTTCCGTGGATCGTGAGCGCTATCTTGTGAGCCATGTGAAGACCAGGTGCTCGGATGATGACATCAATCGTGCTCTGGAGGGCGTGCGTAGCGGTGCAACACGCCGCGAGGTGTTGGCCATTCTTGGTATCAGTGAGACTCTTTCAGCTAATGTGATGTCTCTTGCCGCTCTTTTTGAGGGTCTTGGCTTGAAGAATGAGTATGCGCAGTGTCTCAAGGACAAGACCGCTCAGACAAACATGGCTCGCTATGGTGGCGTTTCGCCTATGGCGAGTAGTGAGGTGAGGGAGCGCATCAAGACTACGATGCTCGATAGATACGGTGTGGTTAATGCATCGTCGCTACCGGAGGTGAAAGAGCGTCGTCGACGCACAGTTCAGGAACGTTACGGTGTGGATAGTGTGCTCTCTGATCCTGCTCTGCGTGAGCGTGCGCGACAGACGATTCGGGAGGTGTATGGGGTTGATAACGTCTCGCAATCTGAGGTGATCAAGGCTCGTAAGCGAGAGTCATCTATGCGTCGTTACGGTGTACCGAGCACCGCTCTTGATCCAGATGTGCGCCGTCGTCAGTTGGAGACTCTTCGTCGTAATCGTCCCGATCTTCCTGCCGATGCGCGAGGTCCTTTCAATGCACCATCGGTGCAGGCTGCTGCGAAGGCAACTCATTTGGCTCGTCACGGGGTTGAGAACCCGTTTGCTCGCGATGATGTGAAAGATCAGATTCGCCGGACGGTTCGAGAGCATTACGGTGTGGATAACCCCTCGCTCTCTCCTGTTATTCGCGAGCGTCGTCGTCAGACAATGCAAGAGCGTTATGGTGTTGACAACCCGTTTGCATCTGAGACTGTGAAGGAACAGATTCATCAGACGGTTCAGGAGCGTTATGGTGTGGATTACGCTGTGCAATCTGAGGCTGTTCAGGAACAGATTCGCCAAACAATGCAAGAACGCTATGGTGTTGATTATGGGATGGAATCTGCTGAAATTCGGGCTCGTGCCATGGATACAAAACGAAAGAAAGGTACGTTTAATAGTTCCTTGTCAGAGGACGCTCTTTATGAGCTGCTTGTTGAGTATGCAGATCATCACGGTATGACTGTGGTGCGACAGTATTGCGACGAGGAACGTTACCCATTTGCCGCTGATTTTTATATCCCTGAGCGTGATTTGTTCATTGAGTTCAATGGCTCGTGGTCACATGGTAGGCATTGGTATGAGTCTGATCGTGAGATGGATCAGAAGACAGCGCAAACCTGGCGTAAGAAGGGTGAGAAGTCTAAGTATTATCGTGCTGCTGTTGAGACATGGATTGAAAGGGACGTGCGTAAGCGTGAAGCGGCTCGTGACGCACAGTTGAATTACGTGACGCTGTGGGATGGCTCTGAGGCTTTGACGGATGCTCATCTGTGGTTTGCTCTTGGGGCACCCGATGGCCATGATTGGGATCGTGAGTACTCCTGGCTCGATCTACCTGAATCTCTGACTGATCTCAGAGAAGGTTTGGAGAAGCAGGTGCAGCAGTGGGCGGATATTGATGTCACGAATGCTGGTTCGAGGCAGATCTCCTGGCTTGCCCGTAGCGGCACGTGGGAGACGTTCTATGCCCGTGAGTTGCAGATGTGGGAGGCCGACGAGGTTCATCACCGCAAGTGGGGCCGTCTGCGCGCACGTCTGTTCGCTAATCGGTTGCACTATCTGGGTAAGCTCCCTGAGTCGGCCTTGGAGGTTGTGCGAGGGTTGGCGATTAGCGGTGAGATCCGTTCGTATTCAACGTTCGTCAACACAGCTATGTTGGCTGTTCTCGAACGGTATGAGCCGATACACATGTATGACCCATGTAGCGGGTGGGGTGAGCGTATGCTCACCTGTGCTCAGCGCGGTGTGAGGTACACCGGCACAGACATTTCTGAAGCCGTGGTGCAGTCTCACCAGGGTCTTATCGATCGACTAGGTCTGACGAATGCCAGTGTGTCGCTTGGTGATAGCGCTACTCGTGATATGCGCAGTGGCTCGCATGAGATGGTTCTGACCTGCCCACCGTATGGCGATACGGAGATCTACACCTCTGATGGTGCTGAGAATCTGGATGACGAGGCGTTCTTGGAATGGTGGAAGCAGGTTGTTTCCATGAGCGTTGCTCCGTTGACGCGCGTTTTCGCCTTCCAGATCAGTGAGAAATGGCGCGAGCGTATGTCGGCAGTGGTTCAGAGCGTATTGGGTGAGCAGTGGCACCTTGTCGATGAGATTGATGCGTCGGCATTGCGTAATCATTTCCAGCGTGCGAGGTCACGCCAGAAGCATCGTGGCGAAACAATGGTGGTCTTTGAGCGACTCTGATATACTCGTATACGAACGTTTTCGATAATTTTTCGATTCAGATTTGGAGGACATGTATGACGGTTGGAATTCTCACTGAGAAGCTCAGTGCCGCGCGCAACTTTGCGAAGGCGCTTGGTGGTCAGACTGGAACCTACAACGGTGAGAACTATGTGATCGCGTTTGCACGCGGTCACCTGTTTGAGCTCAAACAGCCGGTGGATCAGGTGGATCCGTCGAAGCGCACGCAGTACGCTTCATGGGTACTGAGTGATCTCCCGTGGGATGTGAATGATCTTGCTTTCGAGCGAGAGAAGAAGGACGGTGTGTCGAAGCTTCTGTCCGACATCCGTACGGCGTTCCGTTCCTGCGATGAAATTTGTATTGCTACCGACGTTGATCCATCGGGAGAAGGGGGGCTACTAGCCTGGGAAATCATTGCTGCCCTCGGACTGAACACAAAGCCCATCTCGCGTATGTATTTCACCGATGAATCCCCAGCATCGATTCAGAAGGCGTTTGTCTCACGTCAGAAACTACCCTCGATGGAAGACCACGACGAGTACCGTATGGCGTGGCTCAGGTCTCGTTGGGACTTCCTGTCGATGCAGTGGACCCGAGTTGCATCCCAGCTTGCCGGTCAGCGTACTGTGCTGCGTCAGGGTCGACTGAAGTCGGCTATGACTGTGTTGGTGGGGGATCAGCTGAAGGCGCACAAGTCGTGGAAGAAGGTGCCGTTCTACGAGCCCCGATTCCGCGATGAGAACGGTGTGATGTACTCTGATCCAGACGCTCAGCGATGTGCTCGTGAGAGCGATGTGGATCTGAGCGGTCTGCACGCATCGAGTGTGACTGTCGATTCCAAGACCATGAAGCGCTCCGGCCCGCCTCGGATGCTGGATCTTGCTGGTCTGTCCGCACTGCTGAGCGCGAAGGGCGTGAAGGCGGCGGATGTGCTGAAAATCTATCAAAAAATGTACGAGGCCCAAGTCGTCAGCTATCCCCGCACCGAAGACAAGCACGTCACCAAGGAGCAGTTTGCGGAGCTCGTGAGCAATGCCCCTGCAATCGCACGTGCTGTTGGTATCGATCCAGCTCTGCTCACGCACACTGCTGCCAGGTCGACTCACGTCAAGGACTCGGGTGCACACGGTGCAAACCGTCCTGGTCCCAATGTCCCTAAGTCGCTTGCAGACGTGGAGAATAAGTACGGCAAGACGGGTGCCATGATCTACGAGCTACTGGCTCGCTCTGCCCTCGCGGTTCTCGCAGAGGACTACGAGTACGAGGCGCAGAAGGGTCACGTCACTGACTTCCCTTCCTACATGGGTTCGTGCTCGGTACCGAAGAAGCCGGGTTGGAAGGCTGTTCTCGGCAGTGCATCGATGGCAGACGATGACGATGACGAGAACAACGCGACGGGTCTGGGTACTCAGGCTCAGCCGTTTGTTCACGAGGGTGTTCCGCCTCGTCCTGCTGCTCCCACTGTGAAGTGGCTGATGAAGCAGTTGGAGCGACGTGATGTGGGTACGGGTGCAACGCGCACGAGTACCTTTGCTGAGGTGTCGAGCTCGAAGTCGCGTTATCCGCTGATGAGCGAAACCCGAGGCAAGATCACCCTGACTGAGCACGGTGATATGAGTTACCGGCTGTTGCCGGGCACGCATATCGGTGATCTGACGATCACGGAACGAGTGTTCTCTGACATGAAGGCTGTTGCCAAGGGTCAGAAGAATGCAGACGATGTCTTGGCCGAGGTGGCCGGACTAATTACAGACGACATCGCCGTGATGACGGCGAATGCACAAACTATGCGAAAGGAACTTGGAATGAGTGAATTTGTGGAGAAGGAATACTTCGAGGGAACGTGGGCCAAGAATGGTCAGCACGTGAAGTTCAACCGTACGTGGAGCGGCCATCGCTTCACGGATCAGGAGTGCATGGATCTTCTGGCTGGTAAGGACATCGAGATCACGGCTACGTCTGCGAAGACTGGCAACGAGTTCTCTGTTGTCGGCGCCCTCGAAGAGAGTGAGTTCAAGGGCCGGAAGTTCGTTGGCTTCAAGGCGGACTTCTCCAAGCCGACGGCTGCTGCCAAGAAGGGTGTTGCGCCTAAGTCGATGCTCGGCGTGAAGCTCACTGATGAACAGCGCGAGAAGATCGAGGCTGGCGAGAAGGTGCTCATCAAGGGCATGAAGTCCAAGAAGACGGGCAAGACCTTTGACGCGTACCTGTCTCTGGAAGACAAGCCGGATGGAACGCGAGGCATCGCGTTCTCGTTCGACAAGTGACGAGCGTGATCACGAGAAAGAAAGGAGGGTTGTGAATGGCTGTGAAAGAACGGTATTCCATTCCTGTTTCGTTGGATCGGACGATCCTCGATCATGAGCTGAGCCTGTCGAATAACTCCGTCAAGCTGAAGCCGCTTCCGATGAAGGTGATCTTTGCCTGGATCGGTAGCATTGTCATCCTCATGTGGCTGTTGATGGGCACGCCATTGAAGGGCGCAAACTTTGGCTATCTGGTGTTCATCTCGGTGTGGTGGATTGCCGCCACAGCGTACTTCGCTGCGTACTCGAAGACGAAGGAGATGCGTGGTGAGATGATCATGGCTCTGTTCGATTACTTGCCGAAGACTGCACGTAAGGTGTTGACGCGATCCGATTCGAGTCCGGGTCAGTTCCACTCGATCGTTGGCATCAAGGATGTCGACGAGAAGACGGGTTTCATTACCTTTGTCGACGGTATGGTGGGACAGGCGTATTCGGTCGTGGGATCCGCGTCGCGTCTGTTGTTCGATCAGGACCGAAATGCGATCCTGAACCGTAACGATCGTTTCTATCGCAAGCTGGAGCCGGGTGTGGAGTTGGTCTTTGTGACCACGAAGGAGCCTCAGCGTGTTCATTCGCAGAAGGCAGCACTGGAGAGGCGTAATCGTGCCCTCGATCCTGAGGCTCGTGATCCTGAACTGATCGCTCTCATGGATGAGCAGTATCAGTCTCTGAACAGCTATGTGGGTACAAGCTTTTTCAGCATCCACCAGTACCTGATCCTTATCGCGAGCAACGACGAGGATCTCCGCAAGGCTCACAACCTGCTCGATGCTGAAGTGGCCGATTCGTCGCTGATGTTCAAGCAGGTGGCGATGCTCACCTACGATGAGACGATCGAGCTCCTGAGAACTCACTACGGACCTGTCACCACGAAGTAAGAGATGATGTAGCCTCAGAGTTGCAAGGGCTGTGACAACCCCGGACGTTCGCGTCCGGGGTTGTTGTGGTTGTTGCGTATCTAATGCCAACAAATATCGATAAGCGGGTGCTGTGCGATGGGATTTCGCCTCGTTTTCGTGTAGAATAGACTGAGGAACGACCATAATCGGTCTTCGATTGACCACAATAGTAATGATGGAAAGGAGTGGCATCTATGGCCAAAAATGAGAGTGTCACGAATGCGATGACGGATGAGTCATCGCCGTGGGGCATGGCGACATCTCGCGTTCGTGAAGCGAGTGCCTCGATTGCCGCTGATGAAGCGCGCGATCGAGCTGCGTCGCAGCAACGTAGCCTCAAGGGTATGTCTCGTAAGGAGCGTAAGGCGCTGTTCTCGAAGACGAACGGTGCAACGTTTAGGGAGTATGCGCATCTTCTGGCAGTGAAGCCTCGCCAGGGGTACGTCTTTCACTCGGATTACTTCGAGATCGACGGTAACGTCGGATGTATCTTGGGCTACTTCCACGATGAGAGTGCCCGTGATGAACTCCCTCCGTTCTGGGGTGTGAACCTCATTCCCTATCTGCCGCAGAATGTGACGGCGGTTCTGCTTCAACAGGTCTCGCGCGTGACTGAGTCCTGGCTCAAGGACAAGATCAAGGCGTCTGAGCGACTCGATCGTCTCGAAGAGCAGGAGCAGAGCGAGAACGGTACGAAGTCTTCTCGTCGTAAGGCATCGAAGGTGTCGGCTGAGGTTGAGCAAGCGATCGCTGAGGTCCAGGATGGGGCAGCCTATCTGTCCGTGCACTATCGCATTCTCCTGAAGGCTCCCTCGTTGGAGATCCTCGATGATGTCATCGATGATCTGCGTCGTCGGTACATCGATAGCGTGGGCAACCTGTCGATCGCTGCGCACCCTGGTCTTCAGCGCCAGGAGTTGGCGACTCTGTTCGCCCCTAACGCCTCGAAGAAGGGTAAGGGCTTCCACTTCACCTCGACCGAACTGGCCGGTGCGTTCAACCTTGTCACCAATGGTCTCAATGACCGTGGTGGTGAGTTCGTCGGCTACATGGTGGGCGACGTAAATAACTCGGGCGTTCTCATGGATGTGGATCAGTACAGTCACCATGTGGTTGTTGCCGACGACGAGAAGTCTCGCGCTGAGATCATGAACAAGGCTCAGGTTGCCGATATGTGGGCCTCGAAGATCTCTCAGGCGGCACTGATCAACAACAAGCGCGTTGTGCACATCATCCTTGACGGTGCTGATTTGACGGGTGTGCTCGGTCCTCGTATGGACACGATTACTGCCCGTATCGACATGTCGCAGGGCGATGTCAACCCCTTTGAGGTCTTCGGTGATCGCAAGGACCAGCTCTCGCTGTTCTCAACCCATCTGGAAAAGATGGTGCTCCTGACCGAGCAGGTGTATGAGCCTACTGATGACGATCGGACGATCATCCAGTCGCAGCTGAGGGACACTCTGGAGCAGTTCTATGTGGATCAGAACATGTGGGCACGTAACGCGAAGGACAACCAGGATCGTTTGCGTCTCGTGGGCGTGCCTCACGATCAGGTACCGCAGCTGAAGCTGTTTGTGACCTACCTGGATCAGCGCTATAAGGCACTGACCAGTAGGGCAAATCGCGATGATGAGATGGTGCACGCATACTCGGTGTTGTCTTCTGTCTTCAAGTCCATGCTGAGTGCAAACGGCGATCTCTTCAACGTCATCACGAACGATGTCATTGACGGAGCTCAGAAGGCTCGTCGCGTCATCTATGACTTCTCAGCTCTGGTGGATCGTGGAAAGGGCGTTGCGATGGCACAGCTGGTCAACGTGCTGGCGTTCGCCGCTTCGGCCTTGGGCGAGGGTGACACTCTCATCATCCACGGTGCTGAGCTGATCGATAAGGGCGTGAAGCCGTACATGACCGAGCAGTTCCAGCGTCTCTTCCGTCGTAACGGTCGCGTCGCCCTGTGCTACAACAGCGTCAAGGCGATGTTGGATGACTCGGAGTTCAACCACTTCGATGAGGCGGATTGGACGGCGCTGGGTGCGATGAGCGATGCTCTCGTGCCTGTGTACGAGAAGAAGCTGGCCAAGCAGATCCCCGTTGACATGACGAAGGTCATCACCCGGCGAGGTGAGGGGCTTACGTTCTTGCGACGAGGGATGGTGAACGTTGTGTTCAAGCGTGACCTTGCGCTCGGTCTCAATGCTCACGTGCGCGATATTACCTACGATGGGAGTGTTGCTCCCGGTCGACACAGGGGATCTGTGATGGCCCGGCAGAAAGATCGCAAAAAGGCTGAAAGGAAGAACAAGTGAACAAGAACCATGAAAAGAAAGGAGAGAGTTTGATGCTCACAAGCCGTGTTCGAGCAGTTCGGGGCTTCACCCGTGCGATGTCGTTTGTGGTAGCTGTGCTCATTGCCGTCTTTGGTCTCACCATGATCGGCGGAAGTGCGTACGCTGACAAGGACAAGGCGGAGAAGTACGACTTCTATACGTTGTCGTCGAACGTCACCGCCTATTTCTCCGATGCGACCAAGCCTGGTGAAGGCGATGGTCTCTCGGCGGATGAGGGTTGGACGACGATCGCTCAGAATGCCAGTGAAGGTGGAAACCTACTGGGTTACGGAGATGACGATGTGTCGAGCTTCTCTGGCTGGCTCGTTTCCAAAGCTACGGGTTCATCGAACACGGTGGGTTATGACTCGCTGAAAGTTCGCGACAATGATTCGAGCAGTGCAAACTCTGCATACAGTGGTGTTCTCGCTTACGCGCAGTATGGCTCGTTGCTCAACGCGTTGGGTCTTGATTCCACGTCGACGGGTCTGGGGCTTCACTTCCAGAACATGGCGTTTGGTAGCATCATGGCGCTGCTATACTTGCTCGCTGGTGGTATCGATACGATTTTCTCGGCTGTGATCTGGCTGCTAGAAACCCTCAACCCGTTCAAGCTCTTCTTCTCTGCGATTTCCGCATCGAGTACGGCAATGGCCAATGGTATGACCGGTGGACAGGGTGTGCCGGTGTGGATGCAGAGTCTCGATACGTGGTTCAGCGGTTGGTATCAGGCGCTTGTGAACCTCTCGTGGACTGTGCTTGTTCCGCTCTTTATCTTCACGTTCATCATCTCGTCGCTCATGTGGAAGAAGGGCAATGCGCTGAACGGCTTGAAGAAGCTGGTGATTCGCATGCTGTTCCTGGGTGTGGGTCTGCCTCTCATCGGATCGATGTACACGGCCTCGTTGGGTGTCATGAAGGATGCGACGGCGGGTGCTGGTATGGGTGCGACTCGCGTTGTTATTTCTACGTTTGTGGACTTCGAGAACTGGGCGAAGAAGGATCGTCTTGCTGTGCCGGACAACGCTACGCTTCAGTGGGATGCGTCCAAGCAGGCTCCGACCGGCGCATCTGTGAACAAGTTGCGCCAGACGACGGTGGCGATCAACAAGCTTGCGAACTCTGGTGCATTCTCGTCTGTGTCTGACATTGACGTGTCTGGCCTTGGTTCTATCTCCATGGAAGCTGCAAAGGCGGATACGACATCGAGCGGTGGTCTGAAGGACTTCACCTATGTTGCGGCGATGGAGATGCTTCTGCGCTACACGACTGCTCAGTCGTATCAGGCATCTGACTTCGATACGGCTATCAAGGGTCGTATTAGCCAGCAGGCATCGAGCGGCCAGGAGCAGGTCAAGAGCTGTGCGACGACCTGGTTCAATGTTCAGGCCGATGGTTCGACCAAGGCTGATGGCAAGTCGGGTTGCTCTGCGACCAAGGCGTCGGATAACCCGGTGCTGAAGGTGCGCGAGGGGTCTGGTCTCCAGGCGTCCGGTGAAAGCGGCACCATTACGTTCACCACGAGTGGTGATAAGTACGCCGGTGACTGGGTCATGCTCGGTGAGAACTTCAACGGTTCGAACTTGTCTGCGCTGTCCATGTATAACTATTTGAACACGACGTTCGACAAGAACTCGGCAACCACCTACTCGTCGAGCAACGCGGTGTCCTCTGCGACCCGTGAGTACCACAACTCTGTGAACTTGGTTGGTTCTGCTGGCGTGAGCTGGTTGTACTGGGTGAACGGCGCTGTGACTCTGCTCTGCTTCATCGTGCTCGGTCTGGGTTACGCATTCGGTATGTTCACCGGTGCGATCAAGAACTCGATGCACATCATTACAGCAGTGCCGTTTGCAACGTTGGGTTCCATGGCAGGTATTGCCAAGGTGCTCATCTATACGTTCACGATGATCACCGAGATCATTGCCACGATGTTTATTTATAGGCTCGTCCAGGAGATCATTTTGTCGATTCCGAGCATCTTCGAAGGCGGTTTGGAGCACATGTTCAACAGCATGGGTGGCTTCGGTGTCTACCTGAAGAACAGCGGTAACGTCACGCTCTTTACGTCGCTGGTGTCCACTGTGCTGCTGATTCTTCTGACGTGGAAGATGATGCACTTCCGTGGTGCATTCGTGAAGGGTCTCAACGAGGCTGTCACGAAGATCGTGGACAAGTTCCTTGATACGAATGTGGCTCCCCCTGCTGGCGGCGGTAAGCTCATGCCAGCTCTGGCCGGTGGCGTTGGTGCAGGCGTTGGCTCTGCTGCTGCCAACCGTCTGATGAGTGGTCGCGGTGGCCTGGGCTCTGGCTCGGGACGCGGCGGTGCATCGAGCGGTCTCATGGCTGGCTCTGGCGGTATCCAGGATGGAAACGGCGGTGTCTCGGGCATGGGTGGTGGAATGCTGTCCATCAACGGTACCGATGGCCCTGGCCCCGATGAGATCGGCCCTGGTGCATCCGGTGGTGATCCGAGTGCGCCTGGTGGCGGTGGCGGCGGTTTGCTGCTCAGCGATGGATCGGGCGGTGTGAACACCGATAACAACACAAGCAGTGACAATTCTGGTGCGCTGATGACATCCGAGTCGGATCGTCAGCTCGCAAGCGAGGTTGATGCGCGCGGTGGTTTGTCTGAGCCAGCTCAGATTGAGGCAGGTCCGCAGGCTGATGCTGCCGCATCGAGCAAGGTCGCCAACAACGCCGATGATGCTATGAGTGAGACGGCAGGGTCGATTCAGTCGACAATGGATGCTCACAACAAGGCGGATAAGGCGCGTGTTGATCAGGCAACGTCTGGTGTGAAGGCCGTGTGGCACGGTGGTAAGGCCGCTGCCAAGGCTTACTCCGGTGATGTTGCGGGCGCTGCTCAGGATGGCCAGAAGGCCCTGGGTGATGTCCAGAGTGCTCAGACCAAGGGTCAAGAGGCGAAGGCTCACCGTCAGTCGGCTGAGGCACCGCGTCCTGTTCAGCCAGCGCGTACAAGCCAGCCACAGTCTCAGCCTCAGCGTGGTGCTGTGGGTGCGCAGCGTCAGGCTCCTGCTCAGGCTCAGCCGCAGCAGCCTCAGCAGCAGGTACCGACGCAGACGCAGGCTTCAGCACAGACTCCTGCGCCGTCTCGACCGGCACCGTCCCGTGGTGGCAGCTCTCGCTCGCTGAGTGCGCCTCGTCAGGGCTCGTCGCAGATGCCTGCGAAGGGTAGCTCTCAGAGTGCATCGAGCAAGGCGGGCAAGGGTCTGAAAGGCATGAAGCCATCGGGTGGTTCCTCGATGCCGCCGATGCCCTCATGAGAGTGGGAGCACAGCGCATAGCGACTGTGTGAGAGTGTTCATGTGACACTCATGACGCCCTCGATTATGCTGGATCTCCAGCGTGATCGAGGGCGTTTCACTTGCTTGAGGCGCGTGGGTTGTGTAGTATGTATCTAGGTCATGAGTGTAGGCATCTGACAACCACAGCCGTGCTCTGGCCAGATGCACATGTACAACTACTTCCGAATGAAAGGAGAGATCATGTCTCTCGATATTCTTGCTACTCAGACGATCGATGTCCTCAATGCCCAGGCGAATCGTGCACTGTTTGCGATCGCGGATAACCCGCTTGTTGCGGACTGGGATCTGAAGAGCTTCATTACCAATTCGACGACTTACGCCAGGGTCATTATTGGCGCGGTGATTGTCCTGCTTGGTACTTGCGCTGTCGGTTGGGGCGCATATAAGTTCTTCGCCAAGCTCTTCGGCGGTCAGTCTGCCGCACAGACCTCGTGGGTCACTGTCGCACTGCTCATCATCGTGGGTGGCGCGGCCATGGCCGGTGGTGGCACTCTCATCTTCAGCATCGCTGAGGGTGGTAAGACCACCATCGAAGACCTTGGAGGTGGCATGATTCTGCCGTATCTTCTGACCATGTTCTGATAACACAACCGATGGTCAAGATGGTCAAAAGGTCACTGTGACAGCCGGGGCCGGTCTATCCGGCTCCGGCTGTTGCTATCCACACGTTCACTCCCGGATTAAAGATAAAACGCAGAACACGAATCGAAAGGATCACAATATGGCATGGGGTAAAAACAAGAACGGTAAGAACGAGTACGCGTCTCAGAATGAGTCTGTGAACGACGTTCAGGATGATGCTACTGTGGATGCAGTAGAGGTTGACGGTGCTCCGTCTGGTTTCGTTGCGAAGTTCAAGGCGTTCCAAACTCGCTTCAAGTTTGATTCGCACCATGCGATGGAGCGATTTGGTGTTGCCGTAGCTGTTTTCAGCCTGACAGGTGCAGCACTGCTTACCGGTGCAGGTGTGTCGTCATACACGAATGCCCAGGAACAGCTCAGCGCAACTGCGATGTACACCCAGTCTTTTACGACCTCGCGTACGCAGGCGACTGGTCGCGTGATGGGTGTCTACACCGATCCGTCCAAGACGCGCACGATGGTGCTTCTCAACGCTCGTGATGAGGCACGTCTGCCCGCAAACGCGGATGACTACCAGGTGTTCTTGACGGGCACCGATCGCGAGCTCCATCAGCACTCGCTGAAGGGCAAGTCGATCACGGCTCGTTATGTGACGTTCGGTAACAACGCCAAGTACATGGCGGTTGTTTTGGATAACCCGAACGGCTTTGATCTCCAGATCCTCGATATGACGATTCGTATCAATCGAGAGATCTCCTACAAGGAGGGCGAGGGCGCTGCCAGTGAGCCTCAGTCCGGTGGATCGTCTTCGTCGAAGACTGATCCCAACGCAGGTGATAAGTCTTTCCAGCAATACGACCAGATGCGTATTGCATTCAACCCTGTGGCATCGGGTTCGATCACGATGAACCTTGGTACGGCGGGTACTGAGTTCAACGCAGGCGATGTCTACCACGAGGCTGTGACTCGTGATGCTGAGCAGAAGCTGCGTGATCAGATGGATGGTCAGTTGCTTCAGATGAAGGCCGATCTGGCGAAGATCGACCAGTACACCTCGCAGATCTCTACGACTTCTGTGAACGATCGTGGCACGATGCTTCAGCTCAATGAGCCTGTTGTTCCCGATGTCATTGCAGGCGATCAGGTGACCGGTCAGGATGCGAAGAGCAGCAAGACCGGTGAGTCGACGTTGTTCCTGTCGTCTAAGACTGTGGTACCTGGTGGTTACGATTTCGATTGGCGACATGGCACCGTGAACGAGGGTTATCTCGATCAGGTTGTTCCCAAGGGCATGAGCTACGTGGACTTCATGAAGTCTCAGGCTGCGTTGTCGACTGGTTCGCCGGATTGGCAGAAGGTTGAGTTCACTTTGACTAACGGCACGCCGCTGACCGCGTACACGAACCGTGACACGTTTGTGAAGCCGTTGCTGGATCTGCGTAGCAACCTCATCACGTCGTGGCAGACCTATTACGACCACAAGAAGGCGTATCAGGTCACGTCCTACAACGATCTGCTCAATCTGGAGATCGAGCTGCGTAATGTGCGAACGAACACAGTGCAGAATACAAATGACAACGTGTTGACGTTGTACTAAGTGTGTACTGGTTCGATCAACAGATAAACGAAAAGGAGATAGGTATGAAACCAGAGGGGATTGAAAAGCTCCCTCAGAGTCAGGATGCCGGTATTGAACCATCTGCTCAGCCTAATGAGCCCATGAACACAGGAGCTGACACAGGCGCGAACGGTACCGATGTGATGGTTTCTGGTGGTGCTGAGCCCGGCGACGGTGGTCTGCTGGGTGGCGGCATTCAAGGCGGTCAGGGCCAGGGCGGTGCTCGTAAGGCTGCGACCGGAGCTGCTGCTGGAGCCGCAGCTCCTGCTGCGGCGCAAGCCGCTGCGCTGACTGTCTTCCTCAACTGGCTCAAGACGGTGATGATGTCGATCATGGCAGCGGCTCAGTCACTGTGGTCTGCGATCACAGGTGCTGTTGTTGCAGCAGCGAAGGCTGTGGTTGGTTTCTTCACCGGAGCCGGTGCTGCTGTTGCCAGCGCATTGGGCGGAGCTGTGTCGGCTGCAACTGCGACTGTCGCAACAGTCACAGCAGCTGTTGTCGGTGCGGTTGCGGTCATCACCGGTGGTGCAGTTGCTCTGCGTGACGGTGATATGGCTGCTCGTAACGATGGGTTGCTCGAACCATGCACCGTGGCTGTTGAAAATGCAGCAAAGGCAGCAGACGGCGCTGTTGGTGATGTCTCGGCTAAGACCGAAGAGAACGCGAAGACTGTCTACTCTGTGCTCTCGGCATGGGGCATGTCGGATGAGAACATCGCCGGTGTTCTGGGCAACTGGTCCCATGAGTCGGGTATTGACCCGACTGGTGTGGAGACGATTTTTGACGAGAAGTTCACGATCGGTCCTCGCAAGCAAGATGCTGAGGCCAAGGGCTTCAAGATCGCACAGGTCGATCCTGCGTATTCCGCCCGTTTCCCTGCGATTGATCTCATGGGTATCGGCCTGGGTCAGTGGACGAATGGTCGTAACGCGCTGCTCACCGAGTATGCGCAGTCGATCGGCAAGCCGTGGTCGACGCTGGAAACCCAGCTCGGCTTCATGATCTCCAAGGATGATCCGGCTCGCGTCGCTCAGGTGAAGGCTCTGATCGACAACTCTGAGGGTGGTAGCGTCTCTGCGTCGACCTCGTACTTCCTCACGAAGTGGGAGGGTATCAATGATGGCACGCTCGGCTCTCGTGAGTCTGCTGCTGGTACCTGGTTCGCTAAGATGGGCGGCTGGGAGAAGAACAAGTCTCTGGCTGATTCGATCCTTGCTCAGTCGGGTAGCGCTGTGACGGGGGCGAACAACAGCTCTGTTGCCGCTGCTGCCAGCAAGTGCAAGTCGCACGGCGGCAAGGTGGATAACTCCACGATGGTCAAGGCTGCGATCTCTTACGCATGGCCGTACAACGACGATGGTAAGGGTAACGATGGTACTGACATCTACAAGTACCTCCACAAGGAGGTGCTCGGTGAGTCGGATAACTATTTCGCGTCGTGCGACCGTACTGTTGCGACCGCTGTTCGTTGGTCTGGCACTGACGATACGTATCCGGCTGGTGGCGTGTCCAATCAGCTAGAGTATCTCCAGGGTCAGGGTGGCTCGAAGTGGACCAAGATCGACTACAACGGCGATAAGTCCAAGCTCCAGCCCGGCGACATCCTCCTGCGTACGACTGGCGGTGTGTCGCACACGGTCATGTACGTTGGTGAGGACTCTGTGAAGGAAGTCTGGGGCGAAGGTAACTACGAGCCCCAGGGTGAGATCGTCTCGGGTTCGCTCAACGATCGTGCTCCGACAGTGGGTCAGTTCTACACTGGTTCGACGGGTCTCGATACGGACTACGTTGCGTATCGAAACACCACGAAGGAGTCTTCCTCGAAGTTCGCATCGGTGACGGTTCCGTCCACGATGCAAAAGGGCCAGGGCGATAAGAACACTCGTCTGACCCCTGGTCCGTGATCATGTAGCATCACTCATGGCACCCCGTACTGGATGATTGCATCTGGTACGGGGTGCTGTGGTATGATTGATTACGTTGATACACGAGTGAAATCACGTCAGTGGAAAAGAGATAGAGAAAGGAAGTGATGACCATGGCAGATCGAATGAGCAAGCTCAGTGAATGGGCGAAGACACCAACGCCGAAAACGCATTGGAAGAGTGGCCAGGAATTGGCCGATGAGCTCGAACGTAAGAGGGTTCAGCGAGCTGAGAAGAAGGCTCACGACGACGGTGATGGCAAGAAGCGCCGTATCGATCTGAAAATCGCAGCGGGTTTGGGCTTGGCTACAATGGGAATCGGTATTGCGATTGTGGGTACTCAGAGTGCTCCGATCGATCGAAGCGCTGAGATCCAGACCTTGACTGCTCAGGTCGCTCAGGCTCAGCAGGCATCCGAGGTTGTGCCCGATGTCGAGGGCGCGAAGGCGGCTGTGAATTCTCTCCAGGAGAAGAGCCAGCAGGTGGCCGATCTCCAGAATGAGTATCGCGGATGGTCGACGAGCACCTCGGACGCAGATGCGCAGCGTGTGGCTGATCTACATGCTCGGCTTGCTGAGTTTGTGCCTGACGGTGCTGCTGTGCGTTGGTATGCACCGCTGGCGAAAGACGCCTCGGGTCAAACGAGCGCCTTGCCCGCTGATCAGTACGAATGGGAATCGGTTGTCACGTATGGCGTGACAGACACGTCGGCACTGCCGATCGCATGGCTGTGCAAGAGCTCTGACGGGACACTGTTGGCATGGACGACTGCTACATACGATGCCGCCTCGGGCACTTTCTCCGGTGTTCACACCGGAGTGACGACTGCCGGTGCGCGACTGCTCGTCAGTGACGATACGGCTCACGAGAACGGAGTTGGTTGAAATGACGCAAGAAAACAAGAAGACGCCTGTTATCGCACGATTCGGTGCGCTGATCGCAGGAAGCGCGATCCTCCTGGGCGGTGTTGGTGTTGCGGCAACGCACAGCGACCATGTGGCCGATGAGAATGCTCGCAACGAGGCTCAGGTGCAGCAGCTGCAATTGCAGCTCGCGTCGCTGGAAACGTCGACGACGGATCATCAGGAGACTGTCTCGTCTGAGGCAACCGGTATGTCTCCGGCGCGTAAGCGCAGCGATGATGAGAACATGAAGGCGATCATGAAGCAGGCGCTTACGTGGTCGAATGGCAATGAGTACATCTCTGCGCGACAGGCTCTCATCGATCGTTGGCATCTGGATGAGACCTCTCAGTTCCTCACGGTGTTCATGCCGGGTGAGGATGCAGGCGCATGGCGTACGGACTCGTCCGGTAAGACGTACTTTGCCTACGAGGGCGCAAACTCGTCCCTCGATAGCTTCACGACCTCCGTGACCAACGTTGATGGCACGAAGTACACGTACTTCGCTGTCGTCGGTATCACGACCACAAGTACCGATGGCAAGGCGACGAGTACGTCGTATTCCACGATGCGCTACACGCTTGATAGCGATGGTTCAATCTCGGACATCACCGGTTGGGCCGGTGCTCCGGGACGCGATCGAACCTACTGAGCGATGATGGGTGCGGTCCCACTCGTTCTTCCACTTTTTCACCAATAACCTGAAAGGAATCTGTTATGAATCTGTCTTCTTTGATCAACACTGCTCGCACTCCTATGACCCTCGATGAGAAGGGTTCTATCAAGCGTAGTGCCCGCATGGGTGTCTACGTTGTGGCGCGCGTTATCGGCTTTGTCTCGTGGGTTCTTGTGAGCCTATGGATCATGTTGTGGGGTGCCCTGAAGGTCATTCCGAACATGGGCCGTCTTGTCCAAGACGGTCTTGGCGTGACGAGTGCGAATGCTCCGAGCACGGAAGCTTTCATCGCGTACTGGGTCGCTCCCATGGCGCTGATCACGATCGTGATCTCGGCTGGTGTGATCTGGTTGTGCGCACTTGTTCATCGTGGCATGAACAAGGTGTTTGCAGCGATGCGCCGTTGGGTTGATCGTGCTGAGTTCGACACGAGTGCCGATGCCATCGATAAGGCAGATAAGGCGGACAAGAAGAAGGCAGAGAAGAAGTCGCGCCAACGCTGATCGCGTTGGTGTATCCATTCCCTTTATCCACCAATCAACAAAGAAAGGGGTACCACATGAGTACCGTCACAGGAATGAAGCGCTCCGACCGTTGGGCGAAGCATGCACTGTCAATGCGAGGCGTTGAGTCTCGCGAAGTCAAGGGTGAGGCCGACATCAAGGTGCTCGTTGACACCTTGTACTTCACCAATCATGGAGCTCGGTCGAACTACAGGCCTGTTCTCCACGTCCGAGGTCGCCTTGTGGGACTGGTTCCCTATGGATCGCCTGAGATCGCCTACGGTATTACCGAGGTTGATTTCGATCAGATGGATGGCGGTGCGACGACTGTCGACGCATTCTACGAGTTCACCGACGAACAGTTGGTATCGCTGGTCGAAAAGGGCTTTTTCAACGAGGGCTTTGAGCCTCCCAGCGATCTACTCAATCAGGTGTGGATGCTCCCGGCCCATTACGAGGGTGTCGTTATCGCACCCCGCAACGAACAGGAAGCGCCACTTGCATTTCTCGATGTGATTGATCGTGATGGTCTTGTCGTTGATGCTGTTACGTCGGGCTTGGATCTGTCCGATTACTTCCCGGACTACCTCGCTCAGATCCGCTCCCGTGATCGTGAGAATGAGAAGCTTGACGAGCGTACGCTGGATCGCACGAACCAGGTGGATGACATCTTCGCCGGGATGGAGTCTCAGTTCGATGACGAGGGTACCGATGGTCGCACCAACGAGGCCGAGGGCGCATCGATCGCTCAGGCTCTCAGCGGTGAGTCGACCGTGCTACCCGTCATGGACTCGCCTCTCTTCGATGCGCTCATGCGCAACGCTCAGGCCGCTCAGCAGGCGCAGGAGACTGAGCCGGAGATTGAGGCTGAATCCGAGATCCAGTCCGCGCCTGATGTCGAGGCTCAGCCTGAGGTCGTTGACGACGTTGAGAGCCAGCGTGCAACCCTGACGACCGATGCTCTGGCGTCGACCTTCCGTGAGGTCGTGGCCGATGTCATCAACACCTCTGTGGCTCAGAACGCGCCTGAGATTCTGGCTCAGCCCGAGGTTGATTCGATCGGGGATCTGCACGAGGCTGTCGCTGATGCTGAACGAGACACGGAGCGCAAGCGTCTGTCGGCTCGTGAGGCTGTTGAGGCGGAGGCACCGGTCGCAACGGCGGACGAGATTGATGCTGCTGATCTCGATGATCCAGAATTCTGACATCATGAGCAGCAAGTAATGACAGGGGCGGTGGGGCATACCTGCCGCCCCTGTCGGCACTGCACTGTATGTATTCAACGATCTTTATTTAAAAAATAGATGCGATTTGAAGTAACTTGAAAGAAAGGTGTGTCGATACCGATGAGCTTGAAGCAGAGCATTGTTGTTGTCAACGAGTTCAGTGTGCCAACCCCAGGCGGGGGTAAGCACGGTGGTTCTCGTGGTGGCACACCCGGTGCTTACGTGATGCGTTATATGGCGCGTAAAGGTGCAACCGAGCCTGTGACGCCCATTCGTCGACGCGATACGGAAGACTTCATTCTGCGCTACATGGCACGAGAGAGTGCCACAGAGAAAGCTGTGTCGAGGCATCAGCTCAAAGACAACGTGTTGCATGTGTCTGGACAAGGCGGTGTTGCATTCGGCTACGGCCAGCCGTCTTTGTCCGATGAAGGCGTGCGCCGTGCCAGTGCTGATATTCAGCGTTTGTTCGACGAGGGGCACACGGTGATGAAAACTGTGCTGTCTTTCAGCCCTGAGTATCTTCAGGAGATGGGTGTTGTCCCCAAGGGCTTCGTCGCACAGAACAAGGGCGATTATCGAGGTCACATCGACCAGATGCGTCTGCGTATGGCGATTATGCATGGCTTGGAGCGTATGGGGCATCGTTTCGATGACCTGCGCTACGTGGGCGTTATTCAGGTTGATACGTTGCATGTTCACTGCCACCTCGCCATGGTCGATGCCGGGCTCGGTCGACGTGTGCGCACGGAGAAGGGCATGCAACAGAAGGGCAAGCTCACCAGCACGGATATATCGCTCTTGCGACGAGGCGTGGACTCGTGGCTTGATGAGAACCAGCATGTGGCTCATATGTCCAGCGCTGTGGGCTATGAGCGTCTGAATGTGGCTGCGTTCGTGAAGCGTTGGGCACACGAGAAGGTGCTTGATGAGTCGCTCCCTCAGTTGCTTCTCGCATGTCTGCCTGCCGACAAGACACTGTGGCGATACGGGTCTCATCGATCTGAGATGCGACGTGCGAACAGCGTTGCAACGGAGCTCATTACTGAGTTGCTCGATCGACCTGGTTCTCCCATGGGATCAGCCATGATCGCAGTTGAGACGTATGCTGAGCGTCGAGCTCATCGTGAGGGTTTGAGTGATCAGGAGAGGCGAGCGTTGATCCGTCGGGGTCATGAGACGATCATGGAGCGTAGCGTCAACGGTCTGTACCAAGTGTTGCAATCTCTCCCACCTGAAGCTCTTTCTGTACGTACACCGATGCTCACTGTGATGAGCCAGGATGTCGAGACGCTCATGGCAACGCAATCTCAGCGTATGAAGACCCAGGCTCAGGGTATGAGTGCTGATGATGATCTGATTGGATTCTCACTGCGTTTGCGATCGTATGGGTCTCGTCTACGAGAGCACGATACGCAGCGTGAGTATTGGCGTATGCGTGCTGCTGACTGGGAGGCTGGTTTCCAAGCAGGCGCTGTATCTCCGCAGTCCGAGGTGATGCATAAGCTGTATCTGGAGGAAGAGGAATACCACGCTCGTTGCGTGAGCAAGTACAGGTCGTTGTTGGGACCATTGGCTGTGGGCGTCGATGGCCAGCGTCAGGATGACAGCTCGTGGAAAGACGTGCTGGAGTCGGTGGATAAGCGACGTGAAGCAGTCGTTGGTCTCGAAGCTCTGTTGGCAGATCGATCCATCCCGAAGATGAAGGACGCAGATGAAGCTGAGAAGCTTGGTGTCGCTGCTCATGGTGTAAGTGGTGGGCGTTTGCTTGCAGCGGGTGACAAAGCCGGTCGACAGACGTTGAAGCAACGCTTGGAGCGAGCTCGTGCATCGTTGGCCTCTCGAACAGCCGATCTTGTGTCGATGCTGTCCGGGAAAGGACTTGTATTGCAAGCGATACAAGATGATGCGCGGGACAACAACCAAGGTAGTCAAGACGACCAGGACGATCGTGGTGCCATGAGCGTGGTGCCAGGGGAGCGATGGGCGTTGTCTCAGACGAAGGGTATGGATCTGCACGACGTGCGTTCCGATACGGTTGTGGATATGGCACTTGGTCGCCATGTTGCCGATCGGTTTGTTACGTGGGCTCGTAGGCGTCAGCAGCTCGTCGACGATGCTCAGGCGTATCTGCATAAGTCTGGTCAGGGAGACATTGTCGAGATGGTTCTTCCTCTCGATGATGTCCGTCGAATGAATCGTGTTGCTGACGATCTGGAACGTCAGATGTCAGCGAAGAAGACGGGGGATCTTATCCTCACGAGTGCTCTCAGCGATGTGGTGCCGGTGGCGAAGCGTGTTCGCCGTAGCGCAACGGTGACGTTCGATGAAGGTCTTGCCGGAATCGTGCGGACAAGCACGTGGAGCGAGACTGAGCGTTTAGTACCTCAGCTGGAACAGGTGTTGGAAGAGAACGACGCGCCGTCTTTCGATGCCTCGATGGATTCCATGGAATTGGGATGAGATTCGCCTTGACATCCAGGATTTCTTTCATCTATGATGAGAGAGCGCTGCATGGAACAAGTCCATGTATGTGAGAGGGCTGATTAACCCTCGACCGACATCCTGCGGGATGAGATGAGAAAGGAGGGTGGTCATTATGGCTACTCTACGTGGTAAGGGTTCGATGAAGTCGGTGGAATTGGTCGTTGTGGAGTACCCCAATGCCCATTCCAAGGATGGCAAGCGTGCTTTCCTCGACGTGATGGTTCGACCTGTTGAGGGCGTTGCCCCTCAGCGAGTTCCTCACCTGGTTTCGACCAAGAAGGAACTCGACGGTAAGACCGTCTACGACCATCAGGCTGGCTACAGCGCTTCTCAGCGCGATGCGTTCGTTGCAGCTGCGGGCGATAACATCGTCCAGATGCCGGAGCGCAACGGTCGACCTGGTCCGACTGTTTACGCCATTCAGGCGGATGTCATGTCTGCCTCTGGCAAGCAGAAGGGCTTGGTCATCAACTCCAAGACGGTGAAGCCGTCTGAGCTGGAGCCGATCGATGAGACGATTCTCGATCAGATCTACGCTTCTTCCAAGGCTGCTGCGGAGGCCGATAAGGCTCGCAAGGCTGCTGAGAAGGAGGCGCAGAACGAGGCTGCCGCCGAGGCCCAGGTTTCCGAGCCTGAGGTCGAAGAGGTTGCCGAGATCGACGAGCCTGAGTTCTGATCGAACCTGATCTTTCACGGTGCCGCCCCTGCTGGTTTTTCCAGTGGGGGCGGTTTCCTGTTTCTGCTCTGTTTCTATAGAAGTCACTAATTATGCTAGAATGACTGGTACACCAGCCGAATCGATAGAAATGATTGAAAGATGGAGGAAAGATTTGTTTGATGATGATCGTTTGAACGATGCATACCCGCTGCTTCGAGACTTTGCGGCCAAGCTTGCGCCGCCTGCTCGTGACATCGTGGGCCGAGAGAATGAGAAGATCTCTCTGATGAGCTCTCTGGCTCGCCCTGAGATGTGTAACGTGATTCTGCTGGCCCCGCCTGGTACCGGTAAGGCTCACCCGAATGATGAGCTGATCCCTGTTGCCGATGAACGTGGATATGTGCGCGTGGGTCTGCTCAAGGTGGGCGATCGCGTGTTTGATGAGCACGGTGAGCCTGTGACCGTGACGGGTGTGTTCTCTCAGGGGATCAAGCGTGAGTACGTTGTGGTGACGAATTATGGTGATCAGGTGCGCTGCAACGATGAGCACCTGTGGACGGTGCGATCTGTTGATGAGGCAGAGGGTGCGCAGCAAACGATGTCGCTGCGTGAGATCATGGATGTGGGACTTATCGGCCCCGATGGCGCACCCATCTGGCAGCTTCCTGCCTCTGGTGCGCTTGTGCGACAGAGCCGTCTTCTCCCGGTTGATCCTTATGTGTGTGGTGCGCTGCTGGGCTGGGGCGTTCGCATCGATGAGCGTGGGTACGTGACCGTTCCCAATGAGATGCCTGATGAAGTCTTTGCGGCTATCGAGGACCGCATGGGGTGGGAGCGTGTGTATGGCAGTGGTGACAGTGATGAGCGTTCGACGTTTATCAACCGTGCGACAGGTAAGCGTCTGACGCCTGATGAAGTGATGACTCATCCGGTGATGACCAGTGTCATCGTCAAGCCAGAGGATCAGCGTCATATCCCGTACACATACATCACCAGCTCGGTGAAGGATCGAGAGGTTGTGCTACAAGCGCTGCGAGATAGTGAGTCGTACCGTCTGTCTCAGGGTGAGCCGTGGGTCGTTGATGCTGATATGCATGAGCTGGAGCGTTCTCTTGTTGTCACCGGCGATATGATCGCTGAGGTGATCGAGACCGATCGTGAAGTCGAGATGACGTGCATCATGGTCGACTCTGAGACACACCTGTACCAGGTGGGCCGAGCTCACGTTGTCACGCACAACACGGTGCTGGTGCAGTCCTGTATGCAGGATGATCCAGAACGTATCTACCTGGAAGTCGACATGGCGAAGATGATCGCTAACCTGTCGAATCCTGAAGAGATGGCGGCGCGTCTCAAGGCTCTGTTCGACGAGGCTGAGAGTTTCTCGCAAGCCGAGGGTCGAGAGATCGTGCTGTTTATCGATGAGTTCCACCAGGTGGTGCAGCTCTCTGCTGCTGCCGTGGAAGCACTGAAGCCGTTGCTTGCTGCCTCTGGTTCACGTGGTATCAAGGTCATCGCTGCGACCACGTATGACGAGTTCAATGCTCATATTGCATCGAATCTGCCGCTTGTCGAGCGACTGGCGCGTATCAATATTCCTCAGACGAATCGTGAAGTGACGATCGCGATTCTGAAGGGTATGGCGAAGAAGTACGGTGTCGATGAGGGGATCTTCAATGACTCTCTGTACGAGCAGATCTTTGACTATACGAATCGATACGTCCCTGCCTCCGTGCAGCCTCGTAAGTCGATCCGTGTGCTCGATGCGATGGTGGGACGCCATCGTTATCTGGGTGAGCGAATGGACAAGAAGCTCCTTGCGGAGGTTCTCAAGATCGAGTTTGGTGTTGAGGTGGAAATTAACGTCGATGCCACAGAGATCAAGTCTGAATTGGATAAGCGCGTGTTCAGTCAGGACTTTGCCACCACATCGATCGCTCGGCGTTTGCAGCTGTGTGTTGCTGGGTTGAATGACCCCAGTAAGCCTATGGCTTCGCTGTTGCTGACCGGCAGTTCAGGCGTTGGCAAAGCCTGCACAAATGACACGTTGGTCCCTGTGCGAACCGAGGATGGATCTGTGTCGTGGAAACGGCATGGCGACCTTGTTGTGGGTGACTACGTGTTTGCTCGCGATGGTTCTCCGACCAAGGTTCTCGGTGTGTTCCCTCAGGGGGAGCGTGACGTGTATCGAGTGACAATGGGGGATGGGCGCATCCTTGATGTGTCTGACAATCACCTGTGGGCGGTTTATCCTAATCGACGATCGCGTGAAGAGGGTCCGACTATCTATTCGACTGAAACTCTGATGAATAAGGGTCTTGTTTCGAAGCAAAGAAATGGTCGGCAGGGGATGAAGTATGTCGTTCCAATGAATAAGCCGGTTCAGTGGCCTACAGTCGATCTCCCTGTGGATCCTTACGCACTTGGAGCTTTGATTGCCAATGGTTCGCTCACTGAGAAGGCGCTTGCCATCTCTTCGGATGATGAGGAAACGGTTGCCCGCGTTGGTCAAGCTATTGGTGCTGCGTCATGGGATCAGAATGGTAACAATTACTCTTGGTACTTCGGTACAGGAGAGGTATGGGGCGATGACATGAAGCGACGGATTCAGCTCGCGGATGTGTTTGTCGGTTCGCTTTCTGAACTGATTGGTGTGAAGTCGCCTCAGCGATTTATCCCTGAGCAGTATCTACATTCGTCAATCGAGCAGCGATGGGCGTTGGTTCAAGGGTTGTTCGATTGCGATGGCTCGATTGGTGCGCGTGATGGTGGTCGTTACAACGTTTCGTATGCTACGGCTTCGAAGCGTTTGGCCGAGGATGTTCGCATTCTTCTGTTCTCCCTTGGGGTGCCGTGTTCTGTTAATCAACATGTGCGAGAGAGGAATGGCGATACACGGGTTGAGTACGAAGTTCATGTGAAAGCTCATAATTCAGACAAGCATCTCTTTTTCCGTCTCGATCGAAAGAAGAGCCTTGCTATTAAGGCCCAGTCTGTGTCGAAACAGCGAGAGAAGCGGTTTGATTATGTCGGTATCCGTTCTATCGAAAAGCTCGATCAGAAGGCCGAAATGACCTGCATCTACGTCGACAATGACGAGCACCTGTATCAGGCTGGTGATTTCATCGTCACGCACAACACTGAGATCACTAAGCAACTCGCAAAGATTCTGTTTGGAGACGATCAGCGTCACCTTGTCCGTTTCGATATGACCGAATGGGGCCGTGATGACAGCGTAGATCTGTTCCGTGAAGAGCTCTCGCGTCAAGTGTGGGCGACCAGTCACTGTGTGCTGCTTTTTGATGAGATCGAGAAGGCGTCTCCGCTTGTTGTGCGCTTGCTGCTTCAGGTGCTCGATGACGGTCGACTCTCGGATAAGGATGGCAGGCAGGTGTCGTTCTTGAACACCTACATCGTGTTGACGACGAACGCTGGTTCGGAGATCTACCGCACCATCGGTGAGTACAACGCTGATGATCACGGTAGTGAGGCCAGCATGCGTGAGTACGAGAAGGTCATTGAAGAGTCCATCAAGAGCACGGATGGTGGCAAGTTCCCGCCTGAGCTCCTGGGACGTATTGATGCGATCGTGCCGTTCCAGCCGTTGTCGCGGCCTACGTTGCGCAAGATCATGATGAAGAAGTTGAGTGCTCTCAAGGCTGATGTGAAGCGTAAGCACGGTATCGATCTGACGATCGATAAGCGTGTTGTCGACTTTCTGGTGGAAGACGAATCGCGTAGTGACTCTGATGCTGGTGGTGCACGTGACATGGTGCGTCGCATGCAGCGTTACCTTTCGACGGAAGTCGCAGCGTTCATCAATGAACATCCCGAGGAACGTGTGATCGCAGCCAAGATTGACGGCACGTTGCGTAGCGAAGATGTGACGATCCTGAAGTCTGATGCGCGTGTGGTGGTCTTGCCATACGACAAGCCACAGGCTTAGTCATATCGAATCTGCTCGTATGCGAGCACATTTGGCACAAAGTGTGATACCCTCGTATACGAGTGCAAACACAGTGTGCTTGCCGGTACCTGCAAACATTCCCAATGATGCAGGTACCGGCTCACATACAACCGAATCGATCGAAAGGATTTGTCTATGCTGTTTGGTAAGAAGGACGACACCAAGGTCGTCGACGAGCAGGTTGCGGTGGCTCCTGCTCTTGACAAGAAGGCTCAGAAGGCTGAGGCCAAGAAGGCCAAGGACTCTCTGGCACTTGTCATCGATGAGACGGAGCCCGGTGCGGCTCTCGATCTCATCCGTAACAACGAGCGTTGGGCACTCCCCAATGGGGCTGGTGTCATCCTGTCTCTCCCCGTTGATGCACCCATCGAAGAAGGCGGCATCGGCGGTCTGGGCAAGGTCTCGTCCAAGGGGGACGAAGACAAGGGCTCGATTCTCCAGCGCATTGCTGACGATAAGATCCAAGTCCTGATGACTCAGGATATGCTCCGTCATAACATCTTGGGTATTATCCCCACGGAGCAGTCGCTCAGCCCCGAAGGCATGGGCGAATACACCCTCTTCGACAAGGCTGTTTTCATGCTCACGTCTGTCGACATGCGCGATGGGGCTCTCGTTGTGAACCCCGTTCACTATGATGAACTGGCCGGTGTTCTCGACGTGCCTGCTGGGGATGTCGATACGATCACTCTCGCGCAGGCACAGGCTGTCTCGTCTGGTGCCGTGACTCTGTCGTCCTTGATCCCCTCGCTCTGGCGTCGTCTGGGCGGCGAGGTTGACACTGAGTCGGTTGATTCGGAGTCCGAGGATTTCGTTGAGGATATTCCTGCGCCGCCATCGGCCCCAATGAACGACGTAAACGACGCAGATGAGTCTCTGGAGAACGTTGACAATCTCCCGGATTTCGACCCTGACGAGGTTCCAGATGAGCCTCTGGAAGACGAGCTTCCGTTCGATGAGGACTCGTATGACGACGATGATGCTGACATTGAAGATCCGTTCAAGGATCTCGATGTTGCATCGGATGCTGACACTGAGTCGGTGGAGGATGTTACCGAGGTTGCAGAGAACCCCATCCCTGCCCCTGTCGTCGACAACCGTGTCTTCGATCGTGAGGCGGTGCGCAATACGATGGCGCGCAGGTTCCTCGATGAGGATCTGGGCTTCACTGTCGACATGACGCCGTTCAATGCTCTGTTCGGTCACGAAGAGGACGAAGCGAGTCGTTTCTCCCTTGACCATCTCAGCGATGAGAACTGGTTGGATGGTCAGATCAAGCTGCTGTCGCAGCAGGCGAATGATGCACTGGCTCAGCAGCGCCGTCGTGACATCGAAGAGCTGCGCGATCTTTACTTCTCGCTCGTGTCGAACACGGGTGACGAGATCGCTGCTCAGATGAGCACTGGACCTGGTGCTGACAACGTGTGGGCTCAGACGCTGGCTGAGGCTGATGCGAACGCTGAGAAGTCTCGTGAGAGCCTCGTGGACATCGTGGGTGCACAGCGCGCCGCCATCATCGCCAAGTACGAGAAGGATAAGGAAGCGGATGCGCAGGCTAAGGCCGTGGAGGCGAAGTCTCTCTACGACGTGCGGCACAAGCCCAGTCTCGATCGAGAACTCGATGAGATTGAACCGAATCTCCGTGCGACCATCGACGAGGATTACACTCTTCGTCGTCGCCAGATTCTCGATGCGCGCAAGCAGTCTGCGCAGGCTTCTTTCGACGCGGCTCTTACTCGCGTGATGGATCACCTGATTCAGAAGCGCTCTGAGCAGGTTGCCCGTGAAGCGGAGCTCATGGAGCAGTTCCGTGACGATATGGGTCAGTTCTTGGATGAGAATCGCAAGGAAGACATCGCTCGTGCCGAGGCTCTGCGAGAGCAGTTGTCTCGTGAGAATATCGTCGAGCAGAAGACTGCTGAATTTGCTGCTCGTGAGAAGGAGCTGCATGAGCAGATCGCGCGTGAGCGCGAAGAGGCCGAGAAGCGTGCTCTGGCTACTCAGGAGGAAACCAATAAGACTCTGGCGCGTATGCGTGAAGAGTGGGCTGTTCAGTTGGCTCAGGCCAAGGCTGAGGTCGAGCGTGCGAATGCGCGCACGGAAGAGGAAGCCGCTCGTGTGAATGTGGTGCGTGAGGAAATCTCGCGTCAGTATGAGAGCCAGATTGCTTTCCTGGAGAACGATCAGAAGACGCTGATGGCGCAGATGGACCGTGAGAGCCTTGTCGCCAAGCGCGCCAATCGTCTCTACATCGCCTTGGCGGTGCTGGTCGCTCTCGCGTTCCTCGCACTGGGTGTCATCGCTGGCATTCTGATTCACACTGCGTTCGGTGATGCACATACCGCAGCTGCGGCGATCGCTGATGTCTCGGCACAGGTGAGCACCAATAGCGCAGCATCAATCGGTGTGTAATGCACGATGGTGTGATCACATAGAACAAGAGGTGCGGTGAGGGTTATCCTTGCCGCACCTCTTTTCTGTGTCTTTATCATCGCTTTCTCTGGTATGATTAGGTTGGTGAATCAACCGAATCGAAACGACGTAAGAGAAAGGTAGAAAGGTGGTGCATATGGCTTTCGGACGAAAGAAATCCGGTGGAGCAGCGCCCCGTGAACACGGTAGCCAAGCGTGGAACCAGTTGGGTAAGCAGGATGAGCTTGACTCACTGGCTTATCAGGATGTTCATGGTGACCAGCAGCTAGAACGTAGTGACATCGAGGCAAAGATCTCTCCGGTGTCGCGCGAAGTCGCATCGGCTGTTGCCGGTGTGCTCGTCTTCATCCTCGTGTGGGCATTGTTCTCGTTTGGCACGATGGGTGTGACCATGGGCCGTGACGCCCTGTGGCGTTCGTCTGTTCCGAGCTACGCAGTACAGAACAAGGCTCTGACGAAGGAGCTGGGCAAGCCTGTGTGGAGCGAAGGGTGTTTCTCCCCAGCTCTGGAAACAGGTGAGATTGATACGTCCGATGAGACGTGCTACGAAGCTGCTGAGGACGTTCCTGAGCCACGGTGGCACGTGGATGCCGTTGCGGCAGAAAAGGCTGATCATGATGCTGAGTTGGCTCAGCGTCCGAACAGTGCGATCGGTTGGATGCTGTCGTTCGATTGGCTGAAGTTCGCCGTATCGTCGATTGCTGGTCTTGTCGTGTGGGGCTTGCTGCGTATGCGTTTGCTGCGCAACTTGAAGGCGCAGAACCTTATGCGTGATACGACTGACATCAATCAGTACAAGAACGACCAGCATGTAGCGCTTCCTGAAGAAGTGCGTGAGCGTTTCGATGTGGTGCCTGATGTGGGTGCGCACACGGGCGTGAGTGCAACGACGCTGATCTCTCACTCGATGGTTTCGAACAAGGGCATCGAGAAGGTTGCGTTTGCACAGCGTGCTGAGAAGGACATTCTCGACGAGGATGGCGATGTGGCTCTGTTTGAGGGTGAAGCTCTCACGGACGATAACGGCGACACCGTGACCAAGATGGTGCCGATGTTTGACGAAGAGTTCGGTACGGCTCTGTGGAATGCATCGGGTCTGCCGGATAATAAGCAGCTCCGTCGCCGTCTCGATCCTCGCAACGTGCCGTATAACCCAGGCAATACCAACCGAGACAAGCTCAAGGGTTTCAACACCCTGGCTGATCTGGTGAACGGTGAGTGGGAACTTCCAACGTATGAGCCACAGCGTCCGGCTGGCGTCTACTACGTGGATACAGCTCCTGCGAACACCATGATTCTGGCTATGACTCGTGCCGGTAAGGGTCAGACGTACATTGAGCCAATGCTCGATATTTGGATGCGTCAGAAGCGTCCAGACAACATGATCATCAATGATCCTAAGGGTGAGCTCTTGGTGAAGAACTACGTCCGTGCCACCATGCGTGGATTCCAGGTTGTGCAGTTCAATCTCATCAACGCGATGAAGACTGACATCTACAACCCTCTGGGAATGGCGGCTGAGGCTGCTCGTGAAGGCGATCAGACCAAGTGCGCGCTCTACGTTGAAAACATCGCAGACGTGTTCTTCCCTGTGGACGGCGCAGAAGACCCTGTGTGGCCGAATGCTGCAAACAACGCGTTCAAGCGTGCAGCATACGGCTTGATCGACTACTACCTGGAAGAAGAGCACCAGCTGCGTCAGTACGCGATGCGTCACGGTATGGATCAAAAGGTTCTGGAGCAGAAGCTTGATGCCATGTGGGGTAAGGTCACGCTCTACAACTGCTACCAGCTGTTCGTGCAGCTCACGAGTAAGAAGCGCAAGTCTCCGATGACTCAGGTAAACGAGCGCATCAAGAGCGGGTACTACGATCAACAGTCGTCCGATCCTGATGAAGTCGACGCTCTGATCGAGCACGATAAGATGCAAGCTGAGCGTATCGAGTTCCTGTGGGAAGGCAAGCCGGAATCTGACCTGCTCACCCTGTTCTTCAACGCTACTGAGGCATTGCCTCAGTCGACGATGCGTACGCTGATCGCTAACGCGAACAACGCGCTGCGTGCAATGGCAGGGGCTGAGAAGATGCTCGCGTCTGTGTACGGTATTGCCATTACGGCAATGAGCTTCTTTACTGATCCGACGATCTCGACGTTGACCTCTGGTACTCCGTCACAGAACACGGATCTTGGTGGTCTGTCGTTCCCCCGTCGTTTCGGTGTGCGTTTCGCTCAGAACTTCACCAAGCGTGATGGTCTCATTGGCGCTCAGGCGAAGTGGGATGCATTTGATGATCCTGAGTTGAAGCACAACCTCGGTAAGGATTTCGAGCACGAGGATACTGTGGTTCGAGAAGGATGGGCGCGGTACTACTTCGATGGAAAGTTCCCGAACGATGTTGCATACCTGCGACTGCGTTTGTTCAATACCCATACGGGTGTTCTCCTGAAGACGTTCTACTTCCAGTTCACGAAGGGCTACCAGCTCTCGCTGAACGGTCGTAAGTTCGTCAAGGATCCGATTACGGGTCAGAAGATCGTCCGTAACGGTGTTCTCGTGGAGATGGTGAAGGGTAAGGACGGGGTTCTCGTTCCTGGTCATCTGCGTTATCCGGCAACCCGTCTGTTGGATAAGGCGGGGAGTCTCAAGACTGTACGAGAGAATGTTCCTGCGATCATCTTGTCGTCGGTTCGTTACTCGGAGCAGCCAAAGGCTGTGTTCCTGGTGACGCCACCTCACTTGATGAAGTACGCGAAGCTCGTGCTGATTCTTGTGAAGCAGTTGGTGGATCTGAACTTCGACAAGTCGTATATGACGAAGGCCAACCAGAAGCCGCTCTACAAGACACGCTTCATGCTGGACGAGCTCGGTAACTTGCAGTCTGAGGGTCACGGTATTTCGGGCTTTGAGACGATGCTTTCCATCGGTCTGGGTCAGGAGCAGCAGTTCACGCTGATTCTTCAGACGTTGCAGCAGGCCAGAGACGTGTATGGCGACAGTGTGGATAAGATCATCCAGGGTAACGTTGCTAATATCGTGTTCCTGAAGTCGACGGATGACACGATGATCGAGACCTTGGCCAAGATGTCCGGTACGCGCCACCGCGCTGTGCGAGATTCGAAGACAGTGACTCAGGATACTGAGCGCCTCATCGAAGGCTTGAATGTTGAGGGCAAGGTGTCGTACACGATCAGTGCGAAGGAAGAAAGTGTCATCGGGTACAACGATCTGGCGTTCTTGCCGGAGCGTAACTCGATCATCTTCTCGGCAGGCATCTCGCCAATTTGGAACCGCAACGCTGAGATTCTTCCGATGTCGTGGCGCTTGTTCAGCAACACCATCAAACACCCAGGTCACGAGTATTCGCTACAGACTATTCCGACGCTCTCGTCGGCACTAGAGTTTGACGTACGTCTCAACCAGCCGAACTTCATGAAGATGCTGGATAAGCGCATCGAGCAAGCTGCGAATGCGGCTGAGGCAATGGAGTTGTACCAGGAGGCGTACGATCTGGATGATTACGGCATCTCGATTCTGGATCCCGATGTGTACTCGGCTGAGGTCATGGATCTCATTGCCTCGATCGAGGAAGAGCGTAAGGGTCACGACATGGAGAACGAAGAGTATGACATGGACAGTGACGAGGCTCTGCGTGCTCAGTTGGGCTCTGGTTACGACATGTTCAACGAGGATGACGAGATTAACGAGGATGTCCGAGAGGACCTTGCTGCTCGTCAGGAGATGTTGGCTGATCGAGCGAAGATGCGCTACGCGGAAGGTCAGATTAGCCGTGAGCATCTAATGAGTGAGAGTGGACAGGTGTTGCACCATCTCGATGGTGACATTATTGCTGCGTATCGTGAAGCGAAGCACCCAATGGCGTCTGATGCACGGTTCTTCAGAACTGATGCGAATGGTTCGCTGTGCTCGTTGGATGGGCAGATGTACATTAGCCAGGGCGTGTCGAGCGATGAGCTGCGTACTCTCCAAGCTGCATCGTCCGATGAGACGAGCGGTGTGTATGCGGACGATGAGTCGATCTCTGAGATCGCGGACCTGGGCTCGTGGCGAGTCCATGATGCGTTCTATAGGTTCTTGCACGGCCTGGAGTCGTGGGAGGATCTTGGCGGAGGTGCTTTCGATCGCGCTATTGCGCGAGTGTTCGAACGTCGAGAGAATGAGTGATGCGCGTGTTGTGAGAGATGCGTAAGAACCGGGTGGTAGTCCAATAGACTGCCACCCGGTTCTGTGTTGTGCGCTATGCAGATTCAGCGTTCGACGTTCTTGACCCACCGGGTCTTACCCGCGTCATAGATCCTGTAGAGCTTGTTGGCTAGTGCCGCTTGGTGCTCGGTTTGACCAGGTTCATAGACGAGATCAGGATTATCGATGAAACGCTGCTTGGTGTACGTGGAGCGGTGAACACGTTGCCATCTTGTGTGGCGTCCGACGTAGCTGTAGCTTGGGGCTTGCTGTTTATCCACAACGAAGCCCGCTGCTTGGTACATCCCACCGTCAGAGATGTCGTTATCGCTCCATGATGTCCATGTGTCGACAGGTACAAGCGTCTCAGCGTGAGCAAGGAGCTTGGTGAAACCACCGACGATGACACCCAGTGTTGCGTAACGCTGGATGTCCCATGTTCCCGCTGGCAACGAAACGCGCGAACCGTGGTTCTTGCGACCGATGCCGAGCAGAGCACGTAAAACACCATCCGAATCGTAGAGGCCAACGTTGACGGTGCAATGAACCGGCCCTTGGAGGTGATTGTCCTGCCAGAAACGTCGGGCAATGCCACCATGGACGAGTTTCACCGTCAGGTTGCGTGCGTAGAGGCGCTCACAGGCCAGCGGGTTGATGTCCGGTAGGACATCAGGCAGACGGTCAACAGCGTGCAGCCTGTGGGCGAGGGCTCGCAGAACGAGATCGCGTCGGTGCAGCCAGTCGTCTTCCCATACGTGGACGAGCTGGTACCCTTGCAAGCTCGCCTCGCGTGTTTTGCTCGCGTGGTAGCCGTGAGGCAGAGTGCGCGAGTGCGCTTCAACGGTTGCGGCCTCGGAGTGCCAGAACACGCCGTTGAACTCGATAGCCAAGTGGTGGTCAGGAACGACAATATCCAGCTCTTTGCCTGAGGGGAGAACCGTATGGTTGTCACCCAAAACCGTGCTCGTGGGAACAAGGGAGCGAACCATCTCGGTCAAGAGTGTTTGAGATGGGTTGGTGTGGAGCTTGTAACACATTGGGCATCCCGAAGGTTTCACACGGTTACTTGGAGCGGCGCGCCATGTGTGCTCGGGGTTGACCAAGCACTGCCAGAGCACGGGCTCGGTTCCACCCTTGCTCACGGTGGTTGCCAATGATTGATCCACGAGTTGTGCTGCCAGGGCAGGATGCGTGGTCGCCAGATCATTGACACCAGGGACGATCTTTCTCCCCGAACAGTACGGACAGCCAGTCTTTTTCGCTGTGCGAGAGTATGGCGTTGCTGTCCATGTGTGGTCGGGGTTTTTCGGACACTGCCAGAGCACGGATTTGTTTGATCCTGGTTTGAGAGTAGTAGCAAGAGATCGATCAACGAGCTGCGCAGCGAGCTTTGGGTGAGTGGTTGCCAGATCGTTGCTACCAGAGACGGGACGGCGACCCGAACACTGAGGGCAGCGCGTTCCTTGACGCGCAACGTTGCTCAGTGGGGCCATCCAGTGCTTGTGTTTGGGTTTGCCGCACCAGAATTCAACCTTCTTATTGGAAGAGCCGGTGAGCTTTGTGCGTAGCTTCTTATCAACCATGAGAGTAGCTACGTCGGGGTGAGTGGTGGCAACATCGTTGACACCGGGGATCACAGTCTTGCCGTTACATACGCTGCATCCGGTGGGGTTCTTCGCGTTCGTGCGGTTCATGGGGCTGGCCCACCACACGTGACGAGAGTCAACGGGGCAGCGCCATTGGACCTTCTTGTCTGAACCACGAGCGATTGAGCGCAGTGATTGGTCAACGAGCTGATCAGCGAGAGCGGGGTTGAACTGCTCAAGGGTCTGGGAGGGTTTTCTCGGCATGGTGACGGTCCTTTCTCTGGTCCGTGTTGTTTACATTATTCAGTGTATCACGGGTGATCTGCTGCGTGTGTACGTTTTTCTTGTGTTTCCAGTCGAAATGCGGGTTTTTGTCGGGTAGAATGGAGGGCGTAATACCCGATCGATCCAGTGGATCGAAACTCCAGGAAGGAGAATGCGTTATGCAAACGCGCAATGCCGGACTCCGGCGTTACATGTACGAGCACATGATCGCTCGTACAATCAATCGAACCTCAGAATTGACCAAGACTCCCATTCTTGTGTCTCAGGGTCGACGCCTGAGGGATCTCATGGAAGAGCGCCTCAACGAACAAGGTCGTTCTTTCAACGATGGTGATCTCCCTGTTGCTGATGCGTTGAATGCTATCCAAAGTGTTATGCAGGAGAACGTTCCCGGTTACAAAGACTTGTTCCAACCTGCCGATACGTCGAGTAAGGGCTACAAGGCTCTATATGAAGAGTTCAGGAACATGGTCGGTCTGAATGGCTCTGCTGGCGCGGCTGGTCCGCGTCTGCCGATTTCTCCGTATGATCCCCGGTGGGGGAGCCGTCGCACTGTGAAGCAGGCTGGGACCTCTATCCTGTACGTGCTCGATGGCGACATCGCTGCGTACGCAGACGGTAAGCCGAGCAACGTGGAGAAGGTGACGAACTCGGAACTCACTCTGTACCGCCTGACTGACGAAGGAAAGGCGAAAGAGGTAGGCCGCGCTCTCAGCCTTGATGATGTCTCGGGTCTCACCGAGCTCATGGGTCGCATGTCGACGGCTGAGTACAACGAGGTTCGTCAGTGGGTGCTGGACGGTGCTCGCAATCCTGAAACAGGCCGTTACAACGCCCGTCAGTTCATGAGCACTGATGCACTAGCCCGTTCCCGAGCTGTGCTTGACATGCTCGCAGAAGAGGGCATTCCGTACACGATCGAGAAGGATCTACGTCCCGGTCAAATCCGTGCGCGCTTGACGGGTACGAATATGACAGTGCGTTTGACCGATACCCGAGACAAGGAACAGTGGGTGGGTCGTGTCTACGACAACGGTGCGACTTTGTACTTCTCCACGACGGCTCGTCGAGACAACAAGCAGGTGGCCTACACGCCGACTGTTGACGAGGTGTGCGACCTCGTGCGTGTCGCTCTGGGTCGACCGGTGGAGCGCAAAGACGGCAAGGGTGTTGTGGGTCACGTGGGTGAGCGTCAGACCAGTAAGGGTAAGACGATCCAAGAGTCGTATCTGTCCACCGGCACGCTCACGAGTGCGTACAAGGACATGCCTGGCATGAGTGGTGAGCAGGTTGTGATTCGTCGTCAGATGAAGGAGCGTTCTGCGTCGTCCCGGTTCTTTGCTGATACACCAGAGGGCCGTGAGCAAGCGTCGACGTTCATCTCTGATGCAGTCCACAGCGCTCGCCACAACGTGGCTGAGCAGCTGGATGTCGACGGTCTCATTCAGCAGTTGCGCGAGAATGAGGAAGCAGCGCGTGAGGGTACGTACATCCCCATGCTGTCTGGCGATCCTGATCTCGCGGCTGTTGGTCGCGCGTACTGGGATGTGCTTCGTGGCGCTGAGACGACACTGCTGAAGCCCGAGGCTACCCGTGCTGAGTACGCTGAAGCGACAGGTCTGCTCGATGATATGGATCAAGAGAGCGATCTCTCTGGTGTCCATGACATGCTGGCTGGTTCCGTGGCATACACGGGAACTCCTGAAGAGCGCGTCCGTGCGCACCTTCGAGATCTTCTTGATACCCAGATCGGTATCGATGAGCCCATCGACTCTGATGACTTCGTGTTTGATCCGGTGCGTGTCGCTCGCTATATGACGAGTGAACACGGCCAGTGGCGCAACAACGATGATCTTGTGGCTGCTATGCGCGGCGTTGGTATGCCTCAAGAGAAGATCGTTGGGGAGTCGTTCTATTCCAACACGTTCCGCGATCGACTGATCACTTTCGATGAGTCCACGGCGTTGCCGATGGATGTCGTGGAGGATGAGTTTACTCAGTCGATGCTTCAGGTTGTGTCTGACACGCTGGAGTCCTGCGCTGTGACGCCTGGTTCTATCCGCGTCGACGCCAATGGCGTTGTGGAGTGGACGGGCTCCATCATGCGCTCGCAAACGGGCAAAGAGGAGCCTGTGAGCGGTACGATCGGACAGATCTTCGCTCGCGGTGAGAACGGTGAGATCATCACCCGGTTCAATTCCGGTAACGATCTGATGATCGTGCCTGGTTTTGACGCACGTGTGGTGGCACAGAAGCCTGGGGAGAACAAGTCCCTCGAAGAGCGCACCCGGCTGATCGGTTACGAGCAGCAGATGAGTGACGCGATTCGCTATCGAGTTCAGGCTGATGTGCTATCAGGTCGCTCTCGCGTGGGTGAACCCGCGTCGCTGAACAGTGTGTATCGTCGTCTGTCGGATACGCGCCACCGCGCGGATCACTACGAGCGAGCTCTCGAAGAAGGCATGGATCGGAAGATCCTTGATGCCATTCTTGCGACCGAAGCGCGCCGCGTGCGTTACCCGAACGCTTTGCGTGATGGGTCGACGATCGATGCTGACTTCCGTGCATCGCGTGCACGTGAACAGGGCATCGGCGGAGATCCGGCCAACGACACGACCATGGATCCATGGGTGTTGACTGGTGGACGCAACATGTCGTTGCTCAGCGAAGAAGCCGATGGCTACTTCGATCCGATCATGACATCGGGCGGCGTGAACCAGGGTGTGACTCGTTATCTGGTCTCTGGCGCACAGGTGAACCCTGATGGTTCGATCGTGCGTTCGAGTAAGGACGATCGCGCACCGCTCATGTTGACTGAGCAGGCTCAGCTCATGAGCTATGATCCGTTTGATCGTCAGCAGATGACGACCTCCAATCTCATGAACGCATCGTCTGTGACGAAGCCTGTGGGCACGGCGTTCATGACTGCCGGTGGTTGGACGATGGAGGACTCCATCGTTGTCTCGGCTGACTTTGCCAAGCAGTACCGTGTTCGTGGAACGAACGGTGAGATGCGTGATCTGATCGTTGGCGACAAGATTTCTGATATGCATGGCAACAAGGGTGTTATCTCGCTCATTGTTGACCGTGACGCGGATCTGTCTCCTGATGAGATCGAAGAGCTTCACGGATCAACTGACATGATGACGCTCTTCCGGGAGAATCCGGGTCTGGATGTCGTCATGGCACCGTTCAGCGCTGTGTCTCGTTTCAACGGTGGTTCTGCCCGTGAAGCGATGCAGCAAACGTCTGCGCTCCATCTGCCCAACGGTACGACCGTTGAGGCCGGTATGGGTAAGGTGTCGTTTATCGGTACGCATATGACGGTGGATGCAAAGACTGCTGCGTACGACGAGGCTGCAATCCGGGCTGGTCAAGGCCGTAAGGCGTCGTCTCAGCTCGCATGGGCCTTGCAGTCCCAGGGCTGCGATAAGGTGCTGGAGCAGATGTACGGTGGCAACCTGCAAGCTCTTGCACAGTTGCGTGAAATGGCTCTGGTGTGCGGTTTGGACATTGAGCCTGATGGCACCCTACGCGACGGTCATGACGATCTCGCTGTTGGCGGGCAGCGCCGTCTCATCGAGATGGGTGATGTCCCGTTGACCGAACGTGGATCGTTCGACGTGCGTCGCGTTCGTAGCGACTTCGCTTCTCTCATTGGCGATGCTGGCGGCGATATGGAGATTCCGTTCCCGCTGACGATGCCAACGGGTGCTCGTACACCTCATGCAACAGATACCACGTGGCGTGTGCCGGTCCTGAGTTCGCATCTGCGATCGGGTCAGGATCTTGACGACGGTACGTCGACGGTGCACGACTACACGTATCGTTATCTGGCGATTCGCGAGTGGTCTCTGCGCTACAAGCATGCGGCTGATCGCGCTGCGTCTGGGGAGCTGACGGGCAAGGAGCTGTCCGATGCTCGTCGAACGATGGCTGAGGCCATGCACCGTGCGCAGACGGCGTACGATGGCATCGCGCAAGACATCATGCGTCGCCGGTTTACCGGCAAGCGCAATGTCTTCAAGGAAGGTCTCATGGCCTCGCGTCTGCCGCACTCGGCTACTGCTGTGTGGACGGGCGATCCTCGTCTGGACATTGACCAGGTTGGCGTTGGCCCGGAGCTGGCAAAGAAACTGCATCTGCGTGATGGTGACTACGCGCTTGTGTGGCGTGATCCTGTTCTGCGTGATGCGGGTGTCCGTTACATGCGTGTTGCGATCGATGATCGCCTCACGGGTGTGAGTGTGAATCCAAACATGGTCAAGTGCTTCGACGGCGACTTCGACGGTGACTCGGTTGCTGTTGTGAAGTTGGGTGATGGTCCAGCACATGAGCAGGCATTGGAGCGTCTGACCGTCGAGGCTAATCTCATTGATTTGGGCCAGGGCATGGACGATGAGGGTCGTTATCCTCTGGCGATGCACAACGCGCTCGATGTGAAGGTGTCACAGCACTATGATTCTCGTCATGCGGATGCGATGGACGAGGTTCATCAGCGTGCCAATGATGCGTACTACGATCTGACTGAAGGGGATGCTACTCGTGAGCAGTTCCTGGAAGCGGGTCGTGATGTCGTGGATTTGGCATCCTACATGTACCGCGATGCGCTCAAGAATCAGTATGGTGAGGCCGTGCTGGCGTTTGGTTCCATCCAGGAGCACATGAAGTCTGTGGAGGCTGCATGTATTGAGACCGGCGCAAAGGGTTCGCCCAAGAAGATGCTGGATTATGCTCGGTACATCGGCTATGACCCCGAGAACCAGGTGGACCTGATGACCACGTGTGTGACTCGTGAGGAACAGCAGGGCACCATGTTTGCGACGGCTGTGAAGTCGTTTGGTACCGGTGTTGCCGGTACGTTCTCGCAGCGTGGTGTGCGAGCTCTTCGTAACGATGAGCTCAAGGCTGTGTTGGAGCTGACCTACCCGGTGACGCAGAGTATTTTGCAGGCTAAGCATGATCCGGTGGATGCTCGTCATCGCTATGAGCTGCTGATGGGTCCGGCTCGAAGCCTGTGGCGTGGTCAGCTGATTGCGCAGGATACCAACGGTGTGTGGAACACTGTGACGGATGACGACCATAAGCCGGTTCAGGCCACCAAGGATCAGTGGGTCGCTGTGTTCTCGCAGTTCTACGGCGATGATGGTCTGGGTGTGGCTGTGAACAGCGACAACATCACGAAGGTTGCGGGTGCGCTTAGCGATAGCAACGGAGTGATGGTGAACCTGGAAGACGAGAAGGTCATTGAGCAGCTCGCTTCTCCGATGGATCGTCTGGCTTACGGCGGTGATTTCACCACGATGCAAGCTTTGGCTGAGACTCGGGCAAACTTGTTCGAGGGTCGGTGGAACGCCACGTTTGCACCAGCTCGTGTACGTGAGGTGCTGGAGGCTGATGTGGAGACGCAAGCCGAGGCACCGGTGATCGCCATGGAAGACACTGTGGCTCGTGTGGACCGTGATGAGAAAATCGGTCGACGTAAGTCGACATCGTGGGCTGTGCCGGTTCGCTCGAACACGGGTACCAGTGCTGCTGAGCGTTACGGTCTGACGGCACAGGACAACAGTGAGACAGACAAGTCTGTCGACGATGGCTTCGAGCTGTGATCGCCATGTGATCATGTGTTGACGCCATGAAGAAGCAGGTCTCGCCTTCGGGTGGGGCCTGCTTCTTCGTCTGTATGCGTTGCAATAATGCGATATACTGGTATACGAGCCGAACACGTGGCAATGAAGGAAAGGGAAGGTGTCATGACGCTTTATTATGATCAGGAAATCAAGGAGTATACCGATGCCGGGATCAGGCGATACCATGGTCTTGATCCACATGAAGAGTTGGATGTACCAACCGAACGGTATGGTCTTGATTCACATGAGTGGACAGGGACATTGGCCGATAAGGTGACAGCGATTATCGGTAAAAATACGCCCGAGAAGGAAACGCATGTGAATGCGTTGTTGCGCGATGCAGCAAAATCATTTATGAAGAATGTTAAATATGCGGAAATGAATGCCCATAATGATGAAATTACCTTTAAGAAGGTAATGTCTGTCAACGGTGATGATTTGCGTGCTGCTATGTCTGAAGCGTCCTTGGGTGGTATTCTTATTAACGATGAAGCGATGGATGCTATCAAACGTGTGGACAAGCGTTATCTTTCATATTGGAGTGTTGATTTCGGTTTTGATTCTTTGACGCATGCATACGATGAGTTGTATAAACTCAATGATGCGCGAGCTCACTTCCGTGAGAGTGCGCAGGCGATGCGTACTGTTGAGCCTGTCTCAGCTCAGTCGACATCGAAGCCGGAGTTCGATCGTTTCGCCCCGCCTCAGGGTTCGCCTGTGACGACGGTTCCGCAACCTGTGCGATCTGTGTCTTCTACCCCTTCTGCTCCCTCTGCTCCCGCTCAGCGAACTGGTTCTATTCAGGCCGTGTTACCGGGTAGTGGTATCAAGGTGGGTCGATTGACACCCCGTGTCCCACAGACTGTCCGTCGTATGGGCGTATCTGGACCACAGGTGCAAACCCCGAGCGTCGAT